AAGCAATGTTCGTTGTATTGGTATTCACTTGAGTTATCGCAAGGTTAGTCTTCTGAAAAGCTGTTCTCAGTGGATCCCCGCTGTGGTCATTTGCACTCACACCCACGTTTATAAGTGATAATTGCCCGAAAGTCGTGGCACTTAAAAGTAAAAAAAACAAAACTAAAATCTTTTTATTCATAATCTGCTGTTATTAAGTCTGAGTCTGCTGTTATTAAATCTGAATCTGCCTGCACATCCGTAGTACCTCCACAGGAACTATCATAAACCACCCTGTTTTTGAGACATACTGCGAAAGTAGTCTCTATTGTTAAAGCGAAATAATCATAAGGAGCCATAAGATATTGAGAATGTTTCTCATCATAAGTATATGAACCGAAAATTGAAGGACTCCTAACTATCTGGTTAGTTACCTCTGAGTAAATTTTATCGAAAGGATAATGATTCTCAGGGAAAGCCGGTAATGCCCTTATTATCTCTGCAACTATATGAGCAGCATAAGTACATGGGTCTTCTGACTTACAATCTCCTGACTCAGTTAGTTTTTCAATATTAATCCAGCAAACCAGGCGAAGAGTGCTTTTATAATATTTCCAATTTGATTCGTATTTGTCAAAAGTAATCCCACCATCTTCAAAATAAATAACTGTCTTATATGCAGAGTTAGGCATAAGATCATTGTAAGCCCCTTCTTTGCAGTCTGCGGGACTCACGCAACATGCTATCGGGAAGGTAACGTCTTTGACAGCATTATCTTTGTCTTTCTGTTCAAAAGTAACCGCTGAAACTAACCCTGCGATCTTATCGACAAAATCCAAGTCCTCAATATGACCTTTTATTATAGAAGCTATCGCTTGGTTCATAATCCGTTATTCCTGAATATCTGTAAAACATCTAAATTGTAATTCTTCATAAGGGTATCTACTTCTGATTGTGATAAGTCCAGAATATCACCCCGGCTCTTTGTATTGCCGGCGAGTTTCTTTTTTTCATCATCAGTTTTTGCCCCTATTACTGCTATCCCTTTCTCGTGATCCGTTCCTTTGCTCACGATAGAAATATCATTCCACATCCTGCCTGTCATCATAAAATCAACATGTTCTGTTTGTCTCCCCTGTAAGTTACGAAGTTGTTTATAACCTCCGGGGAGAATAGCCAGCCGGTGACCTTTGATAGTCCGCCATTCCAAATTCTTTCTTTTTTCTTTACTGCCAAATACTGAATTACAAGCGTTTTTTTGAACAAATGAGCTGCAACCTATTAACATTGCTTTAGTAGAATAAGGTCTGTATTTAGTCCCTTTAGCATCCTTGCCTGTCTCCTGAACTCTTGCCCGAAGCAACGTAAGTGCATTAGTAGCCAGACGAAGCATGATATTACCCATTATCCCGCCCTGAAGGTCTTTTATAACCCCTCCGGTTCGTTTGTCCAACTCAGTCCAGTTCATAACATCTGTGTCATCCGTTTATACCCGTGCGGGGAACGACATTTGAGGCACTCATTTCTATCCTCTTCGATATTCTCCGCAATAAACTCAATCATTTCTTTATACTTAGTCTCGTAAAACAATATATTCGCATTGATACCGTCAACACCTAAAAGAGTATATCTATTAACCTCTTCGGAATCCATAATATATGCTGAAAGAAAACTTCCTGCTTTGTAATCAATAGCCCAGGCAATAGCACTGTCAACATAATCACCCGACCAATCGGAATGATCAGAGCAAAGGATACCCAGCGTATCACATCCAAAATCACCGTGTAATATAAGGCCCCTGGCCTCACGTGACGTGCTCCAATCATCCCGAATAGTCAAGTCCGAACCGTGGACACCCGCTACCATAGCCCATTCGGTCCACCGGTCACGTGAATATTTATAACAAGGTTCTTCAAGATCGAAACACCATTTAAATCCACCGCAATTACAAGTCAGTTTATTATTATACGGAAGTCCTGCACTTTGATAAAGAAAATACAGATCACCCTCTAAGGTTAGCTGAACAGGTGTTATAGCGTTGTACTTCGGTCTTCCTGCCAGTGATGTCAAAGCGATAGTATGAATAGGCGTTGCACCATCTTCGTCATCAGGACCGGTATAGATATTAAGATTAACGGCTCCTGTGGTGTCAAGGATAAGCGTTACAGCTCTCAGATTGAATGATCCGCCTGTTATATCGGAATACATCCTGAGTCCGTGATATGTATCGCTTGATAGTTTAGAGGTGAACGACTTACCTCCTATATCCCCGACAAATTTACTTCGTGCCGGCTCTTTAGTCTTTAGAATCTCTTTAAGGACATCAACTTTAAAAGCATTGATAGCATTCTCACGGGCATTCTCCATCTTCTCCAACAGAGTGTTATTCCCGCCCGTGGCATTGAGAATCCTTAAACTGATACCAGGAAGTTCATCTAAATATAATCCTGATTCAGAAGTATAAGCCGCAACATCAGGATCGGGACAGGCATCCGCTTTTCTCGTGATCCCTATAACGTTGTCAAAACATGAAAATACTGACATTCTCTTTTAATTAAAAGGGGTATATACAAATGTAGTAGTACATACCCCTCTTTAAATAAACATTAAATTAAATTCAATAAACCCCTATGCCCCCGTACCGCATTCGAAAAGCAAAACCCCTGTGTTATCTTCATCGCATGGGAAAGGATTAACAGCAAACAGACCGGAGAATTTGATCTTGAATGCCTGGTAAAACTCGTCACCCGAACAGGTTTCTTTCATAATGAAATCATAAAATACACCCGGAAGGTTCTTCGATTCTTCTGACCACTCCCAATACTGACCGGCTTTTACTTCGGCGTTGATAGGATTGATCTTATTCCATGCTTTATTCAGAAGTGCAACGGCTGTCTTGTGAACAAGAAATGAATCGCCTGAAGCATGATCTTCAATATTCTCAGGGTCCTGATATACTCTCAGGGTATTAATCTTGCGGACATTAGCTGCTCCGCCCTGTGCATTAGCCGACTCAAGAGGACGGTTGAAAAGCAACTGGTAAAGATTGTTACCTGTAAGTAGATAAGGGTTGCGGAACTTATTAAGCCTGCGTACCTGATCAAAATAACCCCAAATAGCGTCATCCCAATACTGTGGAGCAATATAAGTAGTCGTACCCGTTACAGTTCCTACTCCCCCGGTGAAAAGGTTTGTACCAGCAGCAGAGGTAAGCCCGGCAATGACATACTGAGCGATTCTCTCATCGAGTGCTTTCATGTGAGCCAACTTCTGAAATGCTATTGACTGTTGCATCTCAATAGTACGGTCACGGTAAGCTCTCAGCGGGACTTTAAACTCAGTCTCATAAAGGCAGTCGATCTCATAATCCTTGCACTGCGGATCAGCATCTTCCCCATCAATATCGCAGTCTGCGGAACATTCATTGACATCAATATCACATTTAGTCAACCACTCGACACGAAGTTCATTGTTCTTCTGCCCGGTGATCTCGGTAAAATTAACCGACTGATTCTCCAATACTGCCCTCGGTGTAACCACTTCGGCAATAAGGTCATTATTTTTCATAGGATCGGACCAAATATCATCGGCCATCCTTTGTATGGTGTGCAGATACCCGCACGAAATCTCTAAACTCATTTTTTTACTCTTTTAAATTATCCATTAAATCTGTGAATTTCTTGCGATCTTCTGGAGTAATTTTAGGGTCTTTGAGTTTTAATAAACAATCTGCTTTTGTCTTAGGGTCACCTGGTATTGGTCCCTGTTGTCCAGGAATAGTTTTATTACCAGGAGAATCTCTTTTTTCTGCTACCGGATATTCGAAATATTTATCAGAAATACTCTTCTCATATTCTGCAAACGTGACGGGATTACCATGTTTGTCTTTAAGGGCATTGCCTTCTTTGTCAAGTACAATAGGTTCACCGTCTTCGCTTTCCTGATAGTTACCCTGACGTAACTCGTTCAAATAAGTATCTTTCCAAACTTGCGCTTTAGCGGGATCCGATGGTAATATCGGTTTGCGGGATTCGAGATTCGCAAGAGCTTTGTCTCTTATCTTTTCAAAGAACTTAGCCTTGTTAAAATCTGACTTTAAAACTTCTATCTTGCCTTCCCAATCTTTATCCCTGTCTTTAAGTTTCTTATCAATACTCGTTTCTAACTTAATATAGTCAGGATGTTTTGTTATGTCTTTCTTATCCTTCGAAGCAGTTTCAAGTTGTTTAGTAACAACCAAATCGACCAGTTCAACTCCAATAAGATCAGATTCAACTTCATATTTTTCCTTGAGTTCCTTCTCAATCTTTCCAGCACCTTCTTTTATGCCTCTGTTATATTGAGCGGTCTTCTCGGAAGAGAATTTAGCGACACGTTTGGTGTCTGCCTCAATTACTACTGCTAAATCTGTTAAATCTCCGGCATCGTTATAGAGTGTTGCCAACTGCTCCGTGTCGAGTTTAAAGACTTTCGACAATGTCTCATTTAATTTAGTCTGCTCTTCAGCCTTCATTTTTCTTTCGTTTTTTTATTTCTAATGGAGGGATTATCCTCGGAGGTACAACTTTAGCCTGCAAATCTGTGACTGTGAATTTCTTTAACAGTTCAGGTTTCTCGACTATCTGCTTATACTCCTCTTCGGAATAAATAAATGTCCGCCCTGTTTTCTTTGATTTTAATTCTTTCATTTCTTCTTTGGCCGTCCGCCTTTGTTCTTTACAACTATTACTTCGGCAACTGGTTCTGCCGGATAAGGGTCAGGTAAATCCAGTTTTGGAGGTTCAACCGGGGGAAGAACAACTTTTCTCGGTTCGGGCATATTCAGTAACTCTTTAGGAGGGTTTTTGATTGTCCTCTTTGTCAGCGTGGCTCCAAATTTTGCCATGTCATTGACAAGATGTTCAGGGACCCGGAGAATCTTGCCGTTAATTTCAACTTCAACTTTTTTCTCTGCCATAATTTGTTAAAAATAAACTATAAATTAAAAAAACTATATAACATAAAGTTTAAACTTTTAAGTCCGGCCTCATATCAAAGGCTATGTCTTCGCTTATCCATCCCAGGGCATGACGGCAATTATATCCGCCCCTGTCAATGATTGGATCATAACCCGGATAAGCAAGATAAGAAGGTACTGCATAAATATCTTTTTGTTTAACCTCATAACCCGCAGGATATTCACCATCAGCCGGTGTCCACTGAGGCCATTTCAAAGCTTCTTCACGATTCCATACTTTGTTATTGTGAGCTGCACAGAAATCTCTTGAATCTTCTATTAACCCGCCCTGGTAGATGAAATAATTAAAATCCAACTCATTACCCAGAGTAAGATTATAAGCAGCGTCATATTGCTGGTAAAGATCATAAGCATATCGGGCAAATTGTCGCTCCAGACCGCCTTTATACTCTTCAGAACCCACGATCATCTCTTTTAGAGCCTTAGTATAATCTTTAAGGTTCATATTTGAAGTGACAGCCTTGGATGTCATCTGTTTCAGATCGGTACCTATCACATTGGAATTGAAAAACGACTCTAAATATCCTCCCCGAACTAACTTACCCCCGTCTAATCCCAGGCGAAGATTAATCAGTTTATCGGTTGTCTCGACTATCTTATCGAATCTTTTAACCATGTTATCCGATAATATAACTTTAAAATAGTCCTGGCTTGTCGATGCTATCTTCTCAGTTGTCTTTACGACCTGGTTTAAAACTATTGTATTAGTTATGTTCTGAAAATCCTTATAAACCTTGTCGAGTGATGAGATCAATTTGTAATTATGTACATTATCTTCAATGATACCGTTCTTAATTGTCAACTGAGGGATTAATTCAGAGACAATATCCGAGAATAACTGTGATTGAAATTTAACCACAGATGTCTCAAGTTTAGTTCTCTGACTATCTATAAACTCCTGCTTACGTTTTAATATTTCTGATATGCGCTTAGGTAGTTTCACGGCAATCCATATAATATTCTTTCTGCATACGGCTATATGTTGTCCTTGCTGACTCCATATCCCAGTCGTCTATCCCAAAAAAACGGAAATAGTTCCATATAGCCTGTTCGATAGTCACTGTCGGCACGATCTGCTTCTGAGCGTTGACCCATCCGAACAACAAAAGATTCTCTGTATTCTTTTTATATATTTGCGGGATTAGTTTTTGCAATTCTTTCTCTTGTGGCATAATATGCTGCTCTATTATTAAATTTACTTAACTCTCCTATCTGATATTGACGTTGTTTGCGTGACGGTTGTTTGTTTAGTGTCTGTGAAGCCATGTGATCTATACTCACCCCGGTAAATAACCCGTGACGGATCCCGGCAGCTTTTATCTGACAGGCATAAAGATTATCCGAGAACCAAAAAGATACAGATTCATCTAATTTGCCTATTTTCCCCAGAACATGATCATCTAAAAATATACACCATCCCGCTAAGATATAACCTACCTGGTAGCCTTCGTAAACAAAATCGCCTTGTTTAAAATAAGGAGACAGATGACCTGAGAAAGCTGAAGCGGAATGGAAATCATTTGCTTTCATAAGATCGCCTATCTTTGACCATCCCGGGCGGAATATAATATCATTATTAGCTAAAATATGGATTTCTTTAGTTGCGTACTTCAATCCCATGTTCAAAGCACGGTTGTAATTAAATTCGCCGTTATATTCTATATGTTTATCACATCCGTTATAGATATACGGTTGTCCTGTCTCGACAACTATCACATTCATATCAGCACCGTCAGCACGAGCTGTGTCGATACATTGCTGAGTTGTCGGGATGAGTGCTGGGGAACTTTGGGAAATTATAATAAGGTCATAACTCATCTATATAAAAATAATTGAATTTTAAATTTAATCCTATGAAATAAATTTATTTTAGGAACCCGCGAATCAATAAAAAAACATTTATTTACAGGTTCTTTTATGAAATTCCCAGTACAAGGATTGATATTTTTTTCAACCCATGATTCAAGTGCGAATGATTCTAAATCATTTTTTGCTCTTATTATTAAAGTTCCTTCTTTATCAATTTCTGCTTTCATAATATATATTCTTTTAAGGGTGTTGATTGATCTATTCCAATATGTTTCATTTCTAAGTCGAGAAGATATGCCGGTCTATATGAATGTCTGCGGAAATACTTACCTATCATATAATCACCACATTTCAAATGCCTGAACTCAGTACAGAGCCTCCGGCAAATATGCATCGGTATCATCTGGAAAGCTCCGCCCGTGTGCGTGGTGAAACGTACTTTATAATTACCTATCTGATTCTCACCAAAGACGGCAGGGGAATAGGCTTTATCCAGATTTAAATCAACGGGTGACAAGATATAATTCTGACCGTTTAATTCATAGAAAGCAAGCATCGTGTTAATTATATCCGGTGTAACTGTCTCAATGTCGTTATCGAGTTTCAAAACGAAATCAAAGTCCTCCAATGTCTTAACTGCTTCCCGGAAAGCATAGGCAATGCCGTAGTTTTTGTCTAACAGGATATGATGAAAGGCTTTTAGATATTCCTGCGTGCCGTCAGTACTGCCATTATCAATGAACAAGTGATAATCAACAGAAGTCTTATCATAAAAGGATTCAACTGTCTTTTTAGTTAAAGCCAAACGGTTATATGTTATTGTTATAGCAGCAACTTTCATAAGTCATACCCTCCGGTTGATGGATTAGGAATGTGTGCGACATAATACTCGCCTCCCGGTATCTTTGCGAAATTCGGGTATTTAGTTCTAAGTCCCAAAATGAAATAATAGTCATGTGCATAACCCACGTAATCCCATTTTACGTCCAGTTCCCTTTTATGGCATATATTTGAAGTGCCATGTCGTCCGATCTGATTTATCTCACAGGGATTGACATACCATTGGTTTTGTTTAGGGGTATAACGAATATCATCGAACCATACCCAGTCGTAAGTGCCTAACCCTTCAGAAATACCTTTCAAATGATTCTCCCCGTAAATATCATCTATATCCAGATAAACGATCCACTCGCCTTTAGCCTCTGAAATTCCTTTGTTTCTCGGTTCCCCAGACCATTGTTTAGCTTTAGGGATAAGAAATGACCTTACATCAGCATCTTTAATTATATCCATAGTTCTCTGGCATCCATCAGCAACAACAATGATCTCAAAGTCCTGTAATGACTGCGACTGAACTGAAGCGATAGCCCTTAGTATCTTCTGGTCCCTATTCCTGGCAGCGTTGGGGTAATCGCCTAAATAGCTGGGTATTATGCAACTAAAACGCATTTATCTTCTTTTTTTGTACTTTTATGTGGATGAGGTTTCCCTCTTTCATCTAAATACTACTAATTGATTTACTTCTTCCCACTGTGAGCCAGTCCATCGTTTTATTTTATTAGCAACTGTTGCGCTTTGTGCTGTTTCTTCTCCCGCAGTAAACATGTGAAACTTTTGATTAACTGATACCGAAGGATCAATTCTTGCTTCGATAGTATCCCCCGCTCCGAAATTAATCCCATCATAAAAAGGTATCATACCGAACATACCCCCGCTTGGCCTTGTACATCCCATAGAGTCTGATACAGGAAACTCTATAACTACCATCCCGTTAACAAGTATTTGCATGTGACCCATCATAAAATCACCTACTTGTGTTTGTAATGTGATGTCCTGTAATGTGAAACCTCCAGGAAGTACTGTATATGATGCAATTATCTGATTGACTGTTTCAACAGTTATAATACTTCTCTGTTTCTCTATTATTGTAATCCCCGTAGAGGTATTGACACCGATAAAAGAGCAGTTGTAACAGACTTGTGGAGTGCCGGTAGTAGTTAGTTTATCTTGTGTAACGATAAGTCTTACCACGTCATCTACTGCAAACTGCACACCGTCATACAATTCTATTTGTCTGCGTCCTATATCAAAATCAGCAGTACCAAGTGAACCGCCAAAGGTTGCCTTAATACCTCCTATGCGAAATTCCATTTTATCAACTCCATTGACTTGCAACTTAACAATACCAACAGGTATAGATGCTAAAGACGGAACCCAAGGTATATTCGCAAACTGCCCGAAAGGCCAAAGGAATTTAACAGATGACACTGTATTATCAGGCACAGTATATTTACCAATACTGATAGCACCGTCACGCATAGGATTTCTGCTTGACCAATTTGAAGATAAATCAGGAAGTGTCCCGACTTTCTCTTGAGAATCAATAGTTATAGTCTGTTTGTCAAACATTAGACCGTATCAAAAAAGTAAGTTACTGTCCATGTATAAGAAGTTGTTGCCGCAGGGGTAACACTCACCACAACTGCCTCTGACCCCGAAAAAACCAAGCCATTGCCAAGTGGAATAACTACTATTCCTGCAAGCGTATCATTATCGGTATTCTGAAGCCTGAACTCCATCTTATCTACGCCTGCAACTGTAAGATAAATAGTACCGAGATTAGCTTCTGTTGCCGACCATACAGTAGGATAACCAGCTATTACGATAGTCTTTAATTTTAAATTACTCGCTGGTGTGTTAGTGAGTATTGTTTGTTTTGCCGTTGTTGCCGTAGTAACTAAACGACCATAAGCGATTGTCTGTGCCATATCTTATTAATTTAACTTATATCTATCCAAATATTATTAATCTGTGGATTCTGTGGTTCTGTTTCGCTAATTATTATAATGGGAGTCGCAGTTAATTTATCTTTGTCTGTTGTCGTATAATCATTTGACGAAAGCCCTTTCCCTGTTACCTTCTCAACTAAATTAGATAAATCCTGGTTATCACTTCCGGATGCATGTTTTTTTGAAATTGAATCAGCAATATCTGAATCAGCTTTGATCTGGTCAATAGTCAATCCCCCGGGAACCTGTGCAGCAATCTGCTCAATAGTCTCCTGATCTATCTCTGCTATATCGGATAAACTCCGTTTCTTTCTCGGTATTAACATTACTGAAAAGGTTGATTTATTACTGGTTCAGGAGTCTCTGCTTTGATCGTTTTAACATACTCTTCGGTCTTTGCCTTGACCAGTTCCCTGATAGCATTCTCGTTCATATCATAAAGCCAAGGTGATTCGTGTTCCTGTTCCAGATCCTGGAATATACTCTCAAAGTTCTCCCATAATGTCCTCGTATAAAGAGGCACATTATTTTGAGATATGATAAATTTAACATCAGCCTCACTATTACCCCGGTAAGGATTGAGATTATTCTTTATTCGTATTCTCTTCAGGTCATCAGGCCGATCTGAGTAAAGTAACTCATTAATGTCATCTTCGATAGCTGCAATCGTTGACGAAGAAGCTGTTGAATCTTTGGCAGACTTCAGATCGAACATTAATTCCTGCAAGGATTTCATCTTAAAGTCATTCGGGAACTTAAACTGAACAATCAACCCATTAACTAAATCAGTAAAAGTAGCTATATCTTTAACGACAAACTCCCAAACTGATGAGTAATGCTGGGCAAAAGGATAAAGTGTATCATTAAGATTATCAGTCTTGTTAACGACCTCTGTTGCTGTTTGTGTTACCTCGCTCCGGCTTAGTGGATCAGCATTAAAGAGCATATTCTGAACGCTGATCTTCAAATACTCTATGTAATCCTTCTGGAAAGTCAACAGTTCAATCGGAGGTGCTTTGTAAACGAGCATATTATCAAGATCGACCATCTCTTCAGGATTCTTCGGTAGTGCCAATGTGATAATATCCATCGTCCCCCGGTGAAAAGGCTGAATACCCGTTCCCGAACAAACAGGACAGATTGAATTATCAGCGAGCAGTCCTTTGTAACATCCTGCGTTATTACAAGGCGTTACATAAGAAAATCTCTGCGGGAAAGCCGTCATAGCTGTCGAAAGGTCCAGTTCTGAATCAATTTTTAATGTCTTCTCAAGATAAGCCATAACAGGATGAAAGATTGAGACAAAAGTCCGACCTTTAGTTTCGGTGTCCCTGTTATAACCAAATCTTATTGCAGGTACTTTCTCGTTTTTAGGCTCATAATAAGTCAAAAGATAGTATTTCTTAGCTATCTCAATAACATCGTTATTCATCTTTTCATCCTCAGATACCTGTACCAGCTCTATTGTGTCCTGCCCTAAATACATAGTATATTTAAACCCGGGTTGAGGTGATCCTTTGTCTATATATGTTATTGGAAGCCTAACAATCAGGTAGTCGAGTATCTCATTGGGGTATTCGAACATTATTGCCTCTGCGGATGAAGCTATAAACGGGTATGGCTGTGCTTTCTCTTTGAGGTTATCGAACTCCCCAAATTCGGTAATAAGGAAAGCATTCGGGTCTGTGTAGTTATAATCAACAAAAGCATATTCGAGAAACTTTTCAAGTGACTTGTCACCCCAGTATTTCGCAATAAACCCTTCCAGTTCTGTTTTCTTCTGCTCAGATTCAGTGCCAAAGTCTATCTTACGCACCCTCGGAGGCTTACGTGTAGCTTTCTGAAATGGCAATTTAGTCGAGTTAAGTATCGACGGACAAACAGACTTTGTTATGTTAGTTCTTTGTAAGAACTCCTCGTCTGTCTCCCTGGTAACGACCTGTTGGAGTAGTTTCTCAATACCATTCCCGGTGAATAGTTTAAAATACTTATCTGCTAATTTGGTTACTCTCTCGTAATCCTGATGTGTTTTGTTCTCTTCAACAACTTCACGCAATAAAATCAACCCCTCATCCCTTTTCATATCTTATCCTCTAAATTTTTCATCTCTAAAACCATCCAATCAATAACATATAGTAAATTTCTCCCTGTGAATAACCAGTAAAAAGCCGAGGCAACCATAACCAACACACTCGCAATGATAAAAGGGAATATCAGCAAAATAAACAATGTCCTGTTACCCATTATAATAGTTTTTAAATAACTCTACTGCCATATATTCAAAACAATTATGCACGAGAACTCCATTAGCAAAGAACTCGTGATCCTGCTCAACAGTAATATCATAAACGTATGTTTTTTTACTTTTGCCTATTCTGGACACAGGAACGTGAACAGAATTTATTTGTATTCCATTTATAAGCCTTGAAAACTCCCCCACAGGTTTGGCATATTCTTTCTTCTTGATATTTTCCTTCTGTTCTGTTTTTTCTTGCTTGATATTTAAGCTGGCATTTTCTTGAACACCATTTTGGTTTTTTTCGTAAGTTTGATTTGAATTCCGTTCCGCATCCAATACAGATTTGAGTATATTCGTCTGTGTATATAAGTTTATCAGTGTTTTCTCTATGCCACTTCTGACCGGCCTCAGACTTATGCCATTCAACTGCTTTGGGGATTGCCTTTTCGATAAGTCTTTTTGTGTTTTTGTCTTTAAACTCCTGCGAATACCGTTCGTAATGGATTTGTATATGTTTCGGACGACTGATAAGCTTATAATTTCCAATCGTGTTATCTTCAAATTTGCCATTGTCATGATGAACCACAAATCCCTTCGGAATCTTTCCATTAACCTTTTCCCAAATGTAAATATGAAGGCTTGTTTTTCTCCAAACTCCATTCTCTTTAATCCATCCTTTGTAATAGTTTCTGTCTGATGATTTCTTTGCATTCGGGTATCTATGGAATTTATACCCATCCATAAGAATAGTCTGCCTTTCCATGTCCTTTTTCTTGCAAAGATAGTATTAATATTCTTATTAATCAAGGATGATACCATAATAAATTCACCATTTGCAAATATTTTATGTTCTGCGGTACATTCTATAATCCTATTGCCTATCTTATATTTATTAACCGTTCTTAATCCTTTTTCGTAAAATGCTGTAATTTTCTTATACCCATTTCTTGTTAAAACTCTTTCTCCAATTACTAATTTACTAAAATCCTTTCCCCCTTTAGTAGTAATTACTTTTGTATTGCCTGTAAAACAATCCCCGAAATGACCATATTTCTGATACTTCTCCCCGGTGTCTTTATCAGTGACTATATGCTTATCCTTACCTCCATCCAATCCCTGCTTGCAATACATAAGATCACCGATTAAATGATGACATGAATCATCAATAACAACTCTTATCGGTAGTTTATCTTCAAATATCCTGTTAATGAAATCCCTGCGCATCGGACATGAAGGATTCTTAAAGAGCGACCTGTCAGAACCGTTAACCAGATAATTTCTTAGTTTAGCCTCGATAACCTGGTAATGATGTTTAAAATCTTTATTCATCACTGTACGGTTGTGTCCTGAAGCGTCACCGTAATAGTAAAGCCCTGCTTTATGTTTCGGATAACGTCTCATAAACTCATCACAGACCTCTTCTGTTGAATTGTGAGGGTTAACGAGTGCTATCTCATCAATGAATCGCCATTGCCAGTTATTACCGTCACGAACTATCTGCGAGATTCCTGCTGAGTTGTAAGGCACTGAGTTCTGATCGAAGGATATGTGAATAGGTATCTCGGGATTATATTTAACAGGTGAGACGTGTTTTAATCGATTGAATGAAGAGTAGAACTCGCCGCCAGTTGTAACAAAAGGGTTTGCATAAACGAGTGCCTTCCCCTTTTCCTCTGTATTCTCTGATAGTAATTTCTTAATATAATTCTCACCGACATTATGAACATTGTGATAGGTCGAGGATATTGTTACAAACTTATCTTTAAATGCTTTCTGAAAAAATGTTTTATCTGAATAAATCTGTGCTGAAATCTCGTCTATATAAGATTCGAGTTCAAACCATTCTGCAATCCAGGGAACTTTAGCCGGAGAAGTAGATATATAAAGCGGATTCCACTGTTGCGCTTGAGTTCCTGAATTTTTAATCACTCCATCAACTAAATACATTCCCGGTTGACGCAAACGAGAAAGAATGATCTCTTTAACGTCTTCTTCACGTGAGTCTTTTGTTTCATCAAGAATACTCCAAGCCATTTCTTTTCCGGAGTGCATGACTGCATTATCTAATGAACCTGTAAATATCAAAGCACCGTTACAGAATGAAATGATATTCGTAAATCTGTCAAAATTACGTTTGCATTTTGTCCATGCAGCCGGAGGTTCTTTACCTGAGACATAAACACCATTAGGATTCTCTTTACTCCATTCGGTCATTCCTGTTGATGCCCAATATTCACGAATACGAAATAAAGTCGAAGTATTTAGTTGATCGTATGTATTTGCAAATATTCCCCCACGTGCTTCAGGAAATGAAGATATTAGTTGTTTTGATATAAGACCGTCAAGATGAGTTTTCCCTGATCCTACCCCCGCAAGGAATAAGTTAATAGTAGCTATACTGTTGAATATCGCTAATTGAGGCTCGGAAAATTCCTGTTCTATTTCAACTTGCATTATGTTTTTTTAATATAACTACTGGTAATTGCGGAATAATAGGTTTGTCATCGCTCGTTACATCGGTTCTCTTTGGTAATACATATCCGAATAACTTAGAATAAGCGTCAATATATCTTGCGGGGTCTTTTGAATATAATTTATTAAGAGCTTTATTAATATTATCTAATTGACCGAACATAACATATTCAAGAAACTCTTTAGCCTCTTTAGTAGTTCTGTTTATAGCTCCTTTCGGTTTTCCTTTTGGATTATTACTCTTCCCTTTCCCCGGACCTCGCATTTTGAATTAATTTGTTAATTTCAATTTAAACAAATATTATATTCAGACAGTATTGCCTGATGCGTTAACCCCAAGAGGATATATTGCCATGTTCTCTCAAGTAACTTATCTTCTTCGCTTATTTTTTCGGCGGTCTTCTTCCCCCACATTTGCAACGATTCTCCATTTATTGTTTAAGTATTAACTTTGATACTAATATACCTGATAAGCTCCCAACAAGCGATCCAGTGATAAATCCGATATACTTTGCTGTTCTGTTTGTCTTTGAAGCTATCTCTGTTAAAGCAAAAAATCCAAGAACAGCTATTAACACTTCTGTTATACCTGTCCAGAGATAGTTCGCCTGTGCTATTGATCTCATGTTAAATGCAGCGATGAAAGTCAAAACAACCTGAACAAAAAACAAAATTAAACCCTTCTTCAACCCTTACCAAGAAATTATATCAGAAATCATTATTTGTGTTTTTTAAACCATTCAACTTGCTTTAGTCTGCGGACAGCCTTCTTCTTACTCATCGGCTTTGATAACCGCTTTCCCTTCTTACTGTAAACAGTACACTTGCCTTTCTTACATCGTATCATTACACAATTTGACTAAGCATTTAGTTTAATATAGCTTTTTAAAATGCATTTGTCAAGTATTTTGCCAATTATTTTTAAACAATTTTCATTATATTATCTTTACAGCCTGTTTTAATCCTTCTTCAAAGTCAGCAATCCATTTCTCCTGAGGCCAATCAACATGAACACCCCAGCCATTTTGCCTGTTTGCCTGCGAGTTTCTTGCTCTTGCCCTAAGATTGCGCTCTATGATAAACTCTTTTGACAGGTTCCTCATGTGCAAAGTCTTAATAGGAGTCTCAGTATCTATTTTTACATTGCCGGGAAAAGCCTCGTGACAGCCAGGGAAATAGTTTATTTCTTTAATTGTAGGACGAAATATGTTCATCTTTGCCTTCGGTGATGTCTGTTCTATCCCTTTAGTTACCTCTTCGTATATCTGCCCCTGAGTTGTCGGGAATACCTCTGAATACATATTAAAGAACCTTGGTTGAATTATTTGCGCTCTACTTCTTTTGAGTATATTAACAATATCAGGATGATAAATAAACTCATCAGCATCAGCTATCATAACCCAGTCGGCACGGGATTCTTTCCAGCAGTTATTTTTTAAATGAGTGAACCACGTATCATCTATCTCATCTTTGACATCATAACTCCATACCTCGGCCCCTGCGTTTCGTGCCAGATCAATAGTATTATCTGTAGAATTAGATTCCAGAATTATAACTTTGACAAACTGCTTATAATGCCTGACTAAATAAGGGATCAACTTCTCTTCATTGTTGCAGAGTATGAAAGCATGGATCAGCATAAATATTTAATTTCGTTAGATCGCATATCAATATAATAATCCTGCCATTTACCATTACAGGAATATCCCGGACGCTGGTAGGCTATAATAGGAGACATAATAAAACAGTTCATTATTCCCTGACCTACCATGTAAAGCCAGTGATCGTAAGCCTTAATATCATTTGTCCATAAATCATAAGTACTTAATATCGTACTTCTGGCTTTCTCTGAATATAAAATAGCGTGGTTACAATGTACTCCCTTATGTATCCTGTAAAGATTCTCCGAAAATGGCTCTGCCGGTTCGTGAATATTTCCTCCCAGGTAAAGCATATCCCAGTCTTCGGGTAGTTGATCGTAGGCTTTATTGAATAATTCCCGTCCTTGCTTTAAAAAGCAAACATCATCTTCACAAACAAGCAACTCGCCAGATATACCCCTTAGTGCGTCCACGTGTGTACATGAAGAAGCCATTAAGGGATCATCCATCCCCGGAGGATTAACCGCAAAGAATACGGAGTAATCAAAGAACATTCTCTGCATTTCTTCCGGGAAAAATATACCCCTGTCAGGTCGGGAAGCCAAATGAACTACCCTGATTTTCATGCCTTGATCCATCCGTTTTGATAAATACCTGAGTGATCCTGTTTCAATTCGTGGGTGTACCATCGGTAAGGCGCAATAGTCTTAACACCTGAGAGGTAGGACCACCAACAGGAAAAAGAACTGTTTGCAATAACTAAATAATCTGCTTTCACCCCTAAATAGAAATCCATAATAGGAGTGTTACTTTGATATTCAAATTCATTTCCAAGTACCTTACGGGCTGCTTCAATATCATCGGTTATCACAACGACCCTGCGATCAGGTAGTTTCTGTAAAGCCCTTAAGTAATAGTCTTTAGTCAGGTTATGAAAATAAGGATATGAATAATTCCGGTAATGCATAACTATTGCATCCTTAATAGGTTCTGTTATATCTTTGAGTTCAAAATGATACCTGATAAGGTCGATACAATGATTAAAAAATTTAGGCGATTGCATCTGTCCGCAAAGTGAAACATTATCAGGGTAGTCAAATCCATGAAATCCCCAGTCTAATACAACTTCAGGCAGACCAGGATCATTGAAAAGCGGAAGATCATTTTTCAGATAAGGAGTAAGTACCCACTCTGGAAATCCATATTCATAACCATTCTTAAGAGCTATGCCGATAGTTCCTGCTATGAAATACATCAGGTTGCCAATCCCGGTATCGCCTCTCTGGTCTGCTCTTTGTCCGGCGTGCCAAGATGTAAAAAGATATTTATTGTAGGTTATCATCGAATATAAATTGCATCACCCCATGTCGGAGAAAGCGGAAACGACTCCAGAACTCTCCTAAACCCGAAATCTCTTAGAAAATTATCAATATCAACCATCAGACAACAACCTTTATAAACTTCATTGGTATTAACTTCAGTATAAATCAATTTTATAAACGGCAGAGTCTTAACAGCACCTTTAAAGACTTCCAACTCGTAACCTTGAACATCAATATTTATCATATCGAAGCGGGTACGCTCAAAATCTATATTGTCAAGTTTATCCATCCTGACCGATTCCCTGAGATCAAAAGTTATATTCGGGTAAGAAGTAAGATGAGTCCCCGGTTCCAGAACAGAACAGCTCATACCCCCATTAGCTGTCTCTACATACATATTCTTTTGCCCTGTCTCGTTACCCAAAGCAATATTCTCACATCTCACACCCATTGGCATTAATTCACGGAGTTTTTTATAGTTCGATTCAATAGGCTCAAAGAAAATAACATCCTTAATGCCATTATCAAGATATTCCTGGTATTCCTGTCCCCAGTGCGCTCCTATGTGAAGGACACCGTTAATTTTAAGGTTATAATCTTTTAAAACCTTATCGAGTGAGATTATCATCATTATTCTTAAATGTTAATTCTATTTTATATCCATCCATCCCGCTTATTATCATTTTGTCCTCAATCTCCCTTTTATTCCTGCCAATAAACTCATTCGTAAGAATAGAACTTGTTATCTTTCTCCCGAATAAAGTAGGTAATTGATATTCAGGAAATATGAAAGCCCTGATTTGATTATGTATTTCAAAGGAAGTCTTATTAAGATCGATTTTAATATTCTTTAAGTCAAGTGATCTCCTGCTATAATAAGATGTTCCTATAATCGGTTGCAGAATAGATTCAGACGAACTATTCAGATCAATAGTTATATCCTTACTCGTATTCATGTATTTGAAATACAAATCACGTGCAGTATCATTTATATCAATATCAAATTCTATTTGATCCAATATTGGTCCCGTATCAATACCATCATCTATGAGATGAATAGTAACCCCTGATTTAGTTTCTCCATTCAAGATAGGCCATATACTTGTAAGACACCCCCTGTATTTAGGGAGTAAAGAATAATGAACATTTATTAATTTCTTACTCGCAAATAATTTAGGATTGATTAACTTATCAAATTCAACTGAGACAAAAACCAAATTCTTAACCGGATAAACATCTTCAAGACTCACAATCTTAATATTATTCTCAATAGCATATTTCTTTAAAGAAGGTCGCCATGTATCGACACCAATATCGTCCAGATTACAGATTATGCAATCAGGTTTATATATCTTACACAAATCAATAGCGTTTTTCCCTACGTAGCAAATCATAATTTAACCCATGTTCCCGCCCAATGATGAATGGCGTGTGTCTCTTTCCTTATACAACTTGGAGTAAAAACTTCTCCAGGCATATAAGGATAAAAATATTTAGAATTGTAAATAGTCATGTTCTCAAGATAATTTGTTTTATCTGTTTTGTCCCATCCATATTTGATAGATATTTTTGTTGCTACTTCAACAGAAGATTCGATCTCTATTCCAAATTTTCCGGGATTATCGAAATCAAAATTATCAAGATAGTCAAGACAATCTTTCATAAAAGGATGAAATGGCACAGACCCCATAACAGCAAAATTTATCCTATTGAGATTTTCTATTCCTAAAAATAGTTTATCGTTTAATAGATCATCAAATCTCTGTATGGCTTCAATATCAATATCAAAATACAAACCCCCAGTTGTAAACATTCTCTGACAGGCATTATAAATAGCTACTGATACAAGAATATCTCTTTTGATTGCTTCTTCAGCAAATCTATTCCTAAAAATATTATCTAAAGATATTTGTCTTATCTCATAATCAGGCATCAATTCTCGCCAGCCATTGATATACTTCTGAAATCTCTCTGGTAAAGGATTCGGATTAACCCACGAATAATATATTATCTTCGGGATCATAGTGATTCAATAAATTCCAAACATCTTCTATTATCTTCTGCCGTCCCTGGTTGTATCCCCTGACATCCATATAAAACTGCTTTTGTCTCCTCATAAAACGAATCCTCACCTTCATAGTCAATAACTAACTCCTCGGTTTCTCTTTGTGGCAATCCGCAAGCCCATCCCCACCTTTTTCCCCTGCGGTATATCTGATTACCATAATTCCGATTACGTCCTTCGACAATACCATAACCATCAGTTCCATTTACTTCTATCCTAAAAGTATTGCGCCACCGGCAAACGGAAAATTGAATATTATAAATTGTTCCTATATGTGAATCCCTTGCAACTAAATGAGATTCTTCTTCAATCTTTGTTTTCCAAAATCCTTCCCATGTTTTAAGCTGAGCATTATATAATCTATCATCGCTTATTAACATTGCCAGATCAATAAGATGAATCCCAGGATCAAGTATCGCCCCCCGTCCTGCTCTTTTTGGGTCAAGTCGCCAAGTCTTTTCACTTCCCGGTGCATCGCCTAACCCTAAAATCATATTAACAGAAATCAAGTCCCCGAACAGATGATCTTTACAATCCTGTAAAAGTTGCCGAACACCTTTATAAAACCGGTAATTAAAACCTACATTTAGTTTTTCGTCTGCATGATTCCTGATTATCTCACTAAATTCATCCAAATCCCTGCCAAGCGGCTTCTCGGCTAAAACATTAAACCCATGACTTAACGCTTCAATGACTATCTCCTTAGTTATATTGTGGGGAGTACAGACAAATATCCAGTCAATATCTTCATTAATAACTGCACTTTTAAAATCGTAGTACTGCGGATATTTAGGAATCTTAACAGCAGGATCGACAACGATTATATTTTCACCGAGTTTCTCAAGTGCTTTAATTCGTTCTCTGCCTATTATACCGGCTCCGACAACTGCTATATTCATTCTATACGTCTTAATTTAAAAATATCTTTTTTATGTCTTGTTATGTCATCCCTGACATGAAGGAACATACCATTTAAAGCAAGAGAATCAAATTCATCGGTTATGAACTTTCTCACAAAGTTAACCGACTCTGATATGTCTGTTCTTGTCCTGACTTCACACCCCGCATCTATAACAGTCTTTAACATATCCGTTTCAACAGCTCCGGGTGCAAGGGCAATAATAGAACTATCCTTACCTAATAAACCAACTATTGATAAATTTTCAACTGCCCTGACAACAGCAATTTTAGAAATAGAATAACCAAAAAATTCAGGATAAGGAAACGCTGCACCACCGCCGGCAAACCAAACTATTCTTAATTTAAAATATCCCTTAGATAATACGGCAGCAATAACAGACAAATTGCCAAGTACATTTATCTTAAATAATTTCTCCGTTTCCTTTAATTCAAATGAATGATACTTGCCTATTTGAGCAGCACATAATATAATATTTACCTGTTTAATATCTTCATGTATTTTCAATAAATTTGAAACAGTATAAAATACTTTTTTATATTTCTTAAAATTTACAATACTGGAACTCAATAAAAGGAATTTACTATCAATCTTATTATTCAAGTCTTCTGCAATCGCCTTGCCTATCCCTCTGGATGCACCGGAAATAATTGTTAATGTCATAAACTTCTTTTATCCCAAACTAAAACTTGTAAAATATTAGTATCAAGATTAATCCCTGAAACTCCAAAAACCTTATATATAAAACCACCAAACCATATACAAGTCTTTTCTTCCAAAGGGTAATACCCACCCCGTTCTGCAATTACAATCCGATTATTTTGATCGTCCATATAAATAAATTGTGTTTTCATAATTTAGTTTTTTATTCAAAATATCTTCTATATTCACTTGATGATCTTCTCGGTAGTCCCGGTTCTGTTTCACGCTTCAAAACAATATATTTAATCCCTAAATCCCAGCAAAGATTCTCTTTTGCATCTGAAGCCTGATCTTCATTGACCACAAGAATATTTATCCCTTCTTTTACTATTTCATCCTTAAAATCTAATGATCCCTCACCTACGTTAACCCAGCATCCCTTAATATATTTAATAGCCTCAAGCATAAAAAGCCGTTCCCGTTCACAACAGACGGGCGGATGACCTTTGTACTTCTCAATCGAAAAATCAGAACCTATCCCGACAAATAATTCCCCAAACCGTGAAGCCTCTTTTAAGAACTTTATATGCCCGCTATGAAGCATATCAAAGGAGCCGGTAACTAATACTTTCATAATGTCAGTCCGGCCTCCTTACCGTCATTATAGAATTGTTTGACAGTATCAAGTGAATATTCAGTTAAATCTTTGCCCCGTAAAGCCTCATATTTACGAATCAAATCAGGGGTACACGTTATTATATGACAATCTATCTCAGTAGCCTGATAGATATTAAAAACCTCTCTCGGTGAAGCCCAGATAACTTCACAGGAAATATTCGATAGTTCATCAAGAATATCTTTAATTACAAATGTAGGATCAACTCCAGTATCGGCTATTCTACCTGCAAAGACTGAAATAAAATCGCCGTCAAACCATTTTGTAACAAATCGTAAATCTTTTACTTGCTTTAAGGTTGTTATAGCAGTTATATTCAATAATATACCCTTTATAGATAAATTTTCAATTAATCCAAGATTATAATATCCTTTGGTATTAGTAATGGGGATTTTTACATAAACGTTAGCAATGTCGTCCCATGAAGCAATCTCCTCTGCCTGTCGCTCCATACCATCATAATCATCAGCCAGAACCTCAAAACTAACTGGTTTCCGGGTAGCCTGTAAGACATCCAAGGCAAAGGTTTTGTAATTCTTAACCCCAGCTTTACGCATCAAAGTAGGATTGCAAGTAAACCCTTTAACCAAAGGATTCTTGTCAAGTTCAATGATCTCTTTAAGATCAGATGTATCAGCAAATATCTTTACCATACTGTTTTGTTTTTAGCCAACTTAGTACAAATCAAATGTAGAAGAACACTCTGTAAGCCCTCAACAACCGGGGTCATCAAAGCTGATTTAACCAAAATATAAGCATCAGCATTTTTAACCAGTGTGCTTTCCTCCCGTCCTACTATTCCGATAATCTTCGCATCGACATTCTTCGCATACAAAATTGCAGAATGAAGATTAACAGATACGGTCTCAGTACCACCACCAACAGAAAGAACAAACAGACAATCATCTTTATCGAAATCCGATACCGCCAACCATGCTGTTAATGTCGTTCCCCAACCATCATCGTTCACCCTAGCAGTCAATTCCGAGATGTTTTCAAAAGTCAAAGCATCTATATCGCAGAGTTTTCTAAAGTCACAGACAGCATGAGAAGCATTACCAGCTCCACCCCCAGAACCAACAATAAACAACCGACCTTTTAAATTAGCAATTAAATCAATGACTCTTTTAATAGAATCCCTGTCAAGTCGATCTATTGTGTCTTTAACTTCTTTTAGAAAACTATCAATCATAAATTAGTCATTATCTTTACACCTTCGAAATCAAAACGGAAATCAACAAACCTCAACCCTAATAACTCCATTGCCCGGATAAGTTCTTTCCTCCGCCCCTCCTCGCAGACAAAAAGAATAAACCCCCCTCCCCCGGCTCCTATTAACTTACCTCCGATAGCACCGTTGAAATAGGCTTTGTCTAACCATGATTCTATTTCTTCCGAAGCCATGTCAGGCGAAATATCTCTCTTTAAAAGCCAATGTTCCAAGAATAACCCACCTATCCGGTCTATATCTTCTTTTAAAAGGGCTTTCTTAATCTCAAAACCGATATTCTTTATCTCGTGCATGATCTTTAAGACACCCCTGTTTTTCTTCTTTAAAGAATCTGATTGCTTATCCAGAATCAAAGCTGCCGGACGCTTGATACCTGTATAAAAAAGAACCATCCGATATTCAAGTTCTGAAATGAAATCCCTGCCAAGTAAAACAGGTTCAATAATAACCTTGCCGGATTTATCTATCTTCATTTCCTGTACTCCACCGAAAGCTGAGATATACTGATCTTGTTTGCCTATTTTCTTGCCTACTTTGTTTATCTCAATATAGCATGCTTCCTCTGCCAGAAGTGCCGGAGATATGACTTTCCGTTGCATCAGGTTTAATCCTGCAAGTAAAGCAACCAAAAATGAAGAAGAGGATCCCATGCCTGTTCCCGCCTCAATGTCCGCCATGCTTGCAATCTCTAAGGGTTTGTTAATACCGAAGAACTTCAAAGATTCCCTTATTATATCATGTTCTATTTTAGAAGCATCTTCGACAGCTTCTACTTTAGCATAATAGAGTTTTATCTTATCCGAAGTCACAGGTTCATTAATATTAACATAGAGATATTTATTTACAGCCGCCGAAATAACATACCCGCCATAGTTCTCATAATAAGACGGGAGATCAGTGCCCCCGCCGCCGAGCGAAATCCTGAAAGGTGCTTTAATCATTATCAATGTCTTCTATTTTTAAGCATTTATCATCAATGATAAAATCAAAGGACGGTTTATTAAGATGAACAGAATGATGTTTTACACCCCACTCCCGCAGTTGATTTATTGTGAGCAGAAGCCACGATGTTCCTGATGTCATGCCACGTGAGGACCAGTAAATAATAATATGCCCCTCATCATATAGTTTGTTGATTTTTGCGATATTCTTAGGAATAGGGATCGCATGCTGATAATCATTTCCTTCTGTTTTACAAATTGTATTATCTATGTCGATGTAATAAGTCATTTTGTTGCTTTTACAAATATATGTGCATTCTCAGGATGTGAAAACCTATCCCGGTGAACTCTCACTTTAATATCTTCAAAACCGTCTTCTACTTTAAACCCAAAAGACTGACAGGCATTATAGACATCTGTTTTTATCCATGCTGATTTATGTTCGTCACCCGGCCATCGTTGCCATCCCCAGATAGTCTTATAAACATCTTCCTTTGAATATGGGCAAGGATGACCCCTCAGAACATCGAATAAATATTTGCTCCAGACATATATATCCGGTACATCAAAATAAAAGACACCGCCTGTTTTAAGAAGCCGATGGATGTGATGAAGCGTCCTGGCAAAATCATCAAAACGTAGATGCTCCATAACTGCAACGGCAAGCACTTCATCCAGGCTTTGTTCTGCGAGGGAGACATTCCACGCCTCACAGCAAAAATCAAGCGGTGTCTCAAGTTGAATAATATCCTGATGTAAATAATTTTCAGTAGGACGATTGCCGGAACCAAGTTCAAGTTTCATATCTTTCTATTGTCAGTTTTACAGCCTCATCAGAAGTCATCGAAGGAAACCATCCCAAATTATTTAATTTAGTCATATTACACTGAGTCCTCGGAACATCGCCCTTCCATCCCCTGTCCCCCCCGGCATAAGCAATGTTCTCACTCATTAACTCTGCAATAAACTTTACAGAAGTCAATCCATTACCGGCGACATTATAGATATTAACCTTCTCTTTAGCGTTCTGCCAGGTAAATATCAATGCATCAACTAAGTCCTTGACATAAAGGTAAGATTTAGTCTGGTTGCCATCACCAAGAACAGTAAGTAAACTTTTATTCACCTTTAGTTTCTTTTTGAAATCAAAGATACACCCGTGAGTCATCCGTTCACCAATAACATTAGGAAGTCTCAGAATCCAGGATTGAATATCATACATCGAACAATAAGATTGAATAAAAGCCTCTGATGACATCTTAGCGGCTCCATAATGAGACACCGGCGCAAGAACTGACTCCTCCTTAAAAACCTCGTTCCTATCGCCATAAACAGAAGAAGAAGAAGTAAAGATAAATTGCTTAATCCGCCGAACACGACATTTTTCAAGTAATACACAAGTTGTAGAGAATGTATTTCGGAAATCACCTTCGGGATCCCCCTTAGAAATATCTGAACAAGCTGCTAAATGAAAAACTGCATTAAAAGAATGTGCCCTGAATACATTTTCAAACTCTTTGTGATTGAGAATATCAACCTCATAAAACGTGAAATCTTTTTTAAGATGTTTTATATTATTCCTGGTTCCTAAAGAGAGGTTATCTATTCCAACAACTTTACCTCTTTTCAATAACTCCTCTGAGAGATGGGAACCGATAAAACCCGCTGCTCCTGTGACTAAAAATTTATCCATTTACTTACTTTAAAAAGGGCGGGGAAAACCTGCTATGAAAACTGGAACTGACTAAAACCTGAAACCCCGCCCTCGCTAACCTAACAAACAAAATTATTAATTTAATTCAAATAAACAAATAAAAATATAAAAAAGATTTTAACAAGGTTTCTTTGCTTTGTGAAAAGACTCAATATCTTTCTTGTAGGGCAAATAAAGAAAGCCGTCATTGTCTGTCAGCTCTACTATCCTACTCTCAATGCTTGTTACTTCAGCGAAAAGTTTAAACCACTTCTTTTTTTTCTTACGAATCTCAATGAATTTAAACTCGCCAAAGTCGCCTATGTTATATTGCTCGATCATTAACTACTCTTCTTGTTTTGCTTTACCCACTCTGCTATCTGACCTGACTGCATGGCTCTAAATAATTGACAGGTTTTCCGGTTTTAATAGCATAGTCTATTTCATTCCTTGTAGATTCACCAATATAACCATCTTTGTTAATAATAAATATTTCATCCGCCAAATCAATTTTCCGTAGATGTAATTCATCAAGCATTGGCTTATATTGCTCAAGGTTCTCAGTTCGGGCAACGTCTTTTGTATTAACTCCTATCATTAAAACAATTTTCCTTTCCAATGTTAGTCGTTCCTCAACTTCATGCATTTCCTTTAAAAAACGTCCCGATCCACAAATACAAATTATCTTTGGCTTCTCTATCTGTTCGCCTGTAAGGCTCTGGGCGGAGATATGTTCAACTACTCCATTTATATCAGGTTTGCCCCATTCTCGTTTCTTATTAATTTCAAGTTTTTCACTTGCAGCATTTAATAAATCATCAGCAGTTAAGAAAGCGTGAGTAGCACTATCAAGAATAAGCATAAAACAATCTGCAAATTCCATTTTAAGTTTATCGGTTTCTTCTTGAGTTACAACTCCTCGTTCGAATGCTTCAATAAGTTCACGAGTTTCTTTTAGGAGATGATATGCTATCGCAGGATTTCTCTGATATTCTCCAAACTGTTTATCACTCCATTCAGATATATCATCCATTAATATTTGTAACTCATCCGTCACTTCCTTGACTTCTAATACGGCAATAGGACGAAGATACCAGTCAATTTCTCTCATATAACTTTTTTCAGAAAGATTATTGTCGAGTTCCTGAATAGTCATAAAACCACTTCTGCAACAAAAATAAGTTCCTTTTTCAGGCCAATCTGCTTTACTCTTTATGTACACCTTCTCAAATCTTTCCATATCACTTGCTTTTAATGTTAAATCAAATTATATATCATCTTCATCGTCTAAATCAAAACCATGTATATCATAATTAAATTCATCCGCTGCCTCTCTCTGCATTTCTTCATCATAATCTCTACTATCAACTGATATAATTTTACCACATTTGAGGCATTTTAATTGTACGGTTTGGTCATCTCTGCCATATAATGCATAACTTAATTCATGTGGATAACATACTTTACTCATACTCATTTCCCTTTTACGTTTAAGTCCCAATAATCGAATAGTTCATCGAAGGTGAAATATTCTTCCTCGTATTCATAACAATAACCAGATTTTCCTTCTATAACATAAGGCCCGGTAGTTTCACCATCTTTCCACTCCACAAACTCCCGCACCATTGAGGCTATCTCGGTGGCACATTCAGAAGGTCTTGAAAATGCCATTTGCTCATACTTGTTTATTATTTCCAATATTCGTGCTTCCATATCTCTTATTTTAAGTTAGGCTCTTTGGAGGCTTATTTTTTTCAATCAATTTCATAATCATCTGCCCCCATGATGATATTAAAAATCCGATAGACAATATTGCATATCCTATTGCAAATCCTAATTTCCCTGTTTCCCCATTATATATGGCAAGAAACTGAAATACAACAAATCCTAAAAAACAAAGTAATAAATACATATCTCTTATTTTAAGTTTAACTCATACTTAAGTCCATTTATTCTGCCTTGTGTTTTTTGTGCATCATACCCGCTAACGTCAATGTCATAATCCTTAGCAAAGGCAATATGTCTTAATTCTTTTGCAAGTTTTTCATATTCTCCGTAAAGCTCCTTAAACTTAGCCTCTCGCTCGGATGCGTAGATTTCTGCTTGTTCTATTGCCCTTGTAAGTGGAACAGACTGATAAATATTACCATCTTTATTATAGTCTGTGTTTATATAAGGCTTTAATCTGTTTAATATTGTTTTCATCCTGTTTGTTTTGGTGATTACTCAATATTTAAAAATGTTTACTATTAACAAGCCACAGTGAATAACCAAACATAACTACCAGATACGGCAGTAAGAGAATAAAGATTAACCAGCCAGTTAATGTTTTCATAATTGAGCTTTTACTCGTTTCAAATATTTTTCTGCCTTAATTCCCTTCCCGTTCCACCGCATAATTGCCTTGTTTTCGTCATCGTATTGCATCATATGGTACATAAAGATAGATTTACTCACCTCTGCATCGAAACAGTCTCTAAGCTCATGCTTGATACCTGTACGCTGAAAATACCAGTCGAGTTTAATTTTCCTGATTTGTCCGGCTCCGTAAGCTCCTTCTTTAAAATTGATAGCATAATTATTGTTACCTGATTCGATAACTTTTACAGCTTCCCATATTTTTAAGTAAGGATTAATACCTTCCTCTTTCGCAATCACCAAGCATCTATTAGGTGGTGCTGATAACTGGAAAGGGATTATCAAAAGAATTACGAAGATTAGTTTTTTCATTTCACTTCAATAAATTTCTTGTTTTCGAGTTTATACCAAGTGTCTGCTTTGATATTCTTACCGTCAACCTTTACTGTCTCGACATTTTTAACCACTTTGCCATCTTCGTCCCACTCAGCAAGGACTAACCAAGAACCCAAAAACCCACTTGCTTTATTTTGATAACCAAGCGCAACTGCAAATGAATTTTCTTTTTTTGTTTCAGCCGATGAATAAGAACCTATTGTAAACGCTGCTCCCCTGTACCCTGAATTAGAGGCTGCTCCCCTGTACCCTGAATTAGAGGCTGCTCCACTGATCCCTGAATTAGAGGCTGCTCCCCTGATCCCTGAATTAGAGGCTTGTAATTTTTCTTTGTTATTAGTAGATTCTTTAGTTAATTTCGTCCTTTCAAAAATGAATTTTATCTCTCTCTCAATTAATTCATGTAATCCTATTTCAACCCCTATCTTTATTTTTGAGACAGCAACCTTAGAATCACTATTATCTTTACTTGTTATCCCTATTCCCTCTACTTCAGTATATTTGCTATCAGCGGGAGGATAATAATCAAAGACATCCAAAGGATTCTCGCAGAAATGGAAACCCTTCTTGCATCTGATAGGTTCGCCTTCTATTTCATAAGTTTCACCTTCCTTAAACTGAAAGTCTCTGCATTTAAGATTTTTATCAAAACCTTTAACGCCTTTGGTAATTTTTTCTTTTTTCATGTCAGTATAAGTCTAAGTATCCAAATAATTCCTGCAATACCAAGGATAAATGAGATAATAAGAGTTATTGCCAATCCTCTGGAATCTCCGTAGTCATCATTTACCATCTGTTTAAATTCACGTTTTGTCATGTCATTATAATTAATCTGTTAATACTGTTCGTTTAACTAAATCAGGTTTTATCCGACCCTTAATTTGCTCCATAATTTCAATCTGTGTGAATTCAAGAACACCAAGTAATTCAAGTGCATTAAACCCATCACAAGTTCTATTCATTCTCGTACTACCATCTTCATATATAATAACTTCGATTATATATTTCTGAATCTTTTCTACTTTTTTGTCTTTTTTTGTCATGTCATTATGATTTTTCAGTATCGTAATTCTTATACATTTCAAATTCGTAATCTGCTTTATTATCAAGAATAGAAAGTATCCTATTAAGATCCGTCCTGTAAGACTTATAAATTTTAGAATAATTCAATACGTTATTCACAGCAAAAAGAACAGTAGCATGATCTTTGCCATTAAACTCCATACCTATCCGGGCAAGCGAAAAGTCTGTATATCGCCGTAAACAAAACATAGCTATATATTTAGCTTTTATAAACTCTTTCCTTCGAACAGGCGACTCCATGTCTTCAACACTGACATTCATATTGCTGGCGACAATATTCTTTATTACTGATGGTTCCAGATTTGCTCTCATAATGCATCTGTTTTATGGTAAATACTCCGGGCCTTGTCAATATTCTTGAAACTGATTACCCCTTCTTCACGGAGGACCATCAATTTACGACGAACAGTATCCATAAAGACATACGGCCGGTTTATTTCCCTCGCCACCATAGCATGAAGTGAGATCATTGAGAACCTCTGCGGTAGTCCGGGATAAATCCTCTTTACTGCTTCTTCAACTGAAATCTTACCTTTTGGTTTCATTGCTTTATTATTTTACGTTTATACATTGCTTTTCCGTTAACCATCATTCTCTCGTATAAATCAAAAGCATCAGTCTCTCCGTTACTTACTTTGTCACATAACTGTCTGTAAGTTATTAGCTCTTGCGTTTTCTCTATCTTGTTAAATTCCTTGTCATTCTTTGCCCATGTCGAAAGTCTGCGAGACATATCAAAATATTTCTCTCCCTCATAACGCATTTTACCTGCTTTACTCTTTTCGATCCAGTAATTTAAAAAAGCCTGAAGCATCGTTAAAGGATATTTTTCAGAAAATGCAAAAACTTCACCTTTAAATTCTTCTTCTTTCTTATTACTTATTTCATCTTTCTTATTGCATATTTCCATATGGGAGTCCATATGGGATAAATTCCTTAACCTACTTTCAGTAAATTTCTTTCTTTTAGAAGTCTCTATAAGCATCCTACCATTGTAATAAAAGCCATCTTCGCCAATCTGGAATTTTGCCCAAATATCTTCGTCTTTTTCGCCGCAAACTTTCATTAAATCCTTCTCCGATAACTTTCCGTTTTGCTGTTGTATGCAAAGTAAAGTTATATATTTACCTTTCTGTTCATAATTCATTAAAAGCGTTCCAGTAAGAAAGTCTTGAGTGTAAAAAAGCACAGCTGGATCCTTCATAATTAAAACTTAATATAATCAAAATATTCTCTTGCCTTTTCAATAGGAAATAAAAAACCTTTTGATGTTTTCATATTATTCTCAATGATCTTATAACTTTTTGAAATAATAATTAATATTTTCTTTTGCATTAAATAAACTCCTTCATAATCTCCCATTATATAAAACATTGTATTATCGTTTCTTAAAATGCCTGAGTTTATATAATTAAGATTTTCTGATTTTGTTTTTTCAGCAAGTTCAATCCATAAATTCCCTGTTTTACGAAATTGTTTATCAAATTTAAATTCATATCCCTGTAAATTTTCTCCCTTTTCAAATTGATATTTTCTACTCGAAAAATTTGTTATTGGTATGCCTCTTTTTGCGAAATGAATAGAGCAAAAATCCTGAAATTCCTGTCCTTCTTTTCTTTGATTATCATAATATTCTGTCATATTTCATTTCCCCATTTATTCCATCCTTTATATTCTCTACGTGCAAATAATTCAATTCGTTTACCATTTATATAAAGTTTATCAATTATATTTCTAAATTCTTCTGGTTTTTCTGAATGTTTATTAGATCTTTCAATAGATTGTACGCTGTCAAAAAGTTCTTTATTATCAGGTAAACAACTTCCTTTTGTTGCTATTAATAAAAATTCATGTCTTACAGAATTATAGTGTCCCATATTATGTTTTATTTTATCCCAAACAAAAGATGTTTTATATTTAAATCCCCATGAATTTATTACTTTAAAAGAATCTTCAAGCATCGGAGAAGTAGTCCATAAAAAGAGAATTGCATCTTTTTCAGTATTAGGAATTTCCATATTACATAATTCATTTATAGACATTACTGGATAATGATTTTCTGCTGAACCTTCAACACGATGCGATTTAATATCTGAATATTTCCAAGGAGGATCAGCATAAATTATCCGGTAAATTCCTTCTGGCATTTCTTTTTCCGGTGCAGTTTTATCTTTTGCTATATCACGTAATAAGGCTGTTTTTGTAAGTGGTTTTTTATCTAATATAAATTCATTGAGTTTTCCCTCAAATACCTCATCTGTTATTGAAGCAAAATTTTTAGATGTACTGCTTTCTTTCCGGGTAACTCCTATAGAAGGGAGAGTTTTAACGGTGTTCTGCTCAGGTACACCGTTCGGTATATTTGCCCCGCCCTTATCCTGTGTTGCTATCTCTCCCCGTTCCTGTCCCTTTTCAATGAGTTTCCCCATTTCTCTAATAGCCCGGATCTCAATTTCAGAAGCTTCATTTTTCATCTCGATACCCATTCCTTTTGCTATTGCATAAGCTTTTACGGCTTTTGCAATATCTCTTATCTCTTGAATTTCAGTAAGTGTTTTAGCTTCCATTAAAGCCTGTCTGGCTTTATTTAATTTTATAAGTTCATCCATATCAATAAATTAAAGCCGGTCACAAACAACAAATCCACAAGGCAGACGCTACTCTGAAACCTCATGGATGTTGAAGCCGTGACCGGCTGTATCCTGTAATAAAAAGTATCAATTTTCATTGTAGCGTCTTTTGATTCGGTACTGCAAATATACACATTTTTTTAATACGCAAATATTTCTCATTGATAGTTATTAACAATCAAAATACATCTCCGGGCTATGCTCCTCCGGGCCTTCGTCAACCAGGGCCTCAAGTTTCTGCTGCTGCTCTGTCAGACATTTAAACAATTCAGTCATCTTCTTATCGAAATCAGGATCGGTCAGATAGCTCATAATGAATGTTATATTAAATAATTATCAATGATCTTCTTTGCCTCATCGAAGCCGACAGCAAATTCAGCCTTATAGCCTTTAAGTTTCAATCTTCCTATCAGTAAGAATTGCTCTGTAATATGAGGTGTAGTCGGGCATCCTTTCTTATTAAAGATCACTTCTCCTTCTTTTTTCAATTCAATGAATAATCCATGAAACCCTCCTCTTGCTTCATAGATAACAAGATCAGGGAATCCCCTCTCTGACCTCAATGATTTCAATGCTACTGCCTGACCTATTGTTAATCTTGTAGCTCCAGAAAGATCAGAATTGAAAATTACTCCCGGATATTGATACCGGATGTATTCACAGATAGACCGATGTAAAGTTTTTTCGCTCATAAATTTAATGTATCCGCATCTGTTCTTTTTCATAACTCAATAAGCTCCGCAAACCATCTATCTGATGCGTGCAAGTCCGGTTAATCCTTTCAATCCAGTCAACCATAAAGGCTTCTTCTTCACAAATAGAATCAAGTAAAGCATTCTGTACCGTAGCTGATAAGAATTGTTCTTTGGCAATAGCCAGAATAGTTTTACTTATCTCAGAAGCTTTCTTCGACCTGAGAATCTTTTTAGACTGTGCCAACATCTCCCCGGAACGTGACATATAAGTCATCAGGGTTGCAATCCGATCAACCAATTCTGCCGGATCACTTGAAACTGTTACATCAAGAAAGTCCTGAATCTTTTTTACTTCGTCTTTCATAGACAAAAATTTAGATTAGCAAATTCTCCAAAATGAATTTTAGCAGCCTCATCATAAGCAAGTGCGGCAGCCTCTTCGGTTTTAAATGAACCCAGAAAAATTCTTTTATTATTGACAAGGATTCTGGCAATTATATAAGTATAAGGATTTTTCTTTCTTGCATCATGACTAAAACAAACACCCAAATACTTAGACTTGCCGTATGGTCTTCTATTTCTGCTATTCTCTTTGGCAGTACAGATTCTTAGATTAGTCCTACGATTATCAAGTTTATTATGATTGATGTGATCTACTTGAATTTTAGGATCTGTTAATTTCAAAATTAACCTATGCATCTTTACCGTTCTTTTTATTTTATTTACTCTAAAACTGGTAATTCCGCAACCGGTTTTACTGTAACGCCATTTATATTGACTAATTAATGAATAATCATTATCGTCAATTATTGCTATCTTTCCTTGTGTTAGTTGAATTTCCTTCACAATGTTACCTTTATTTTAGTTTTTGATGTTTTGGGTGGACGAGTAATAAATAATCCATTGTCAGGATCTACGAATTGACTCTCGTAAGGGATGTTTTGAAGGAATTTTTCACGCTCTTTTTTCTTCTCAGTTATCTCAATTAATTGTTTATTGAGATCATTCCATTTAAGATCTCCAGAGTCTTCATATTGGTATCTCGTTCCTACTTCTGTTTGCTGAAGTTTAGCACCGTTAACCTCCAATACTTTCTCCTTCCCATAAAGAAGGAACTCATTAAGAAAATGTAAATCAATCTCTTCATCTTTCAAAATGTCTTCGATGATCTTTTCAATCATTTTGAGTTGAACAAGGATTTTAAGAGGATCCCTGTCATTTGCCAGAATCTCATCTTTAAGCTGTCTGCTAAAGACTTTTACCTGTTCCTTTGTGGATGGTAATATACTGATTGTTGATAAAGCACTTTCCATAATTAAAACGGAAGATCATCTTCTTCCTGAGTTATAGATTTTGACTTATTGACAATAGCTTCTTTATTTGCTGATCCCTGCCATTTTTCATTTGATATAGTTTCTTCAGCAGCTTCAGCTTTGGCAATCTCTTTTTCTGGTTGCTGTGCTTTATATTCTTTAAGATATTCCTGAAGTTCCTTATCCATCTCAATAGCTTGGTTATTAAATTCAGGAGTCAATTTAAAGGATTTAAATACTGGAACTTGATAAACTGTATTACCATTTCTTTCTTCTGTAAATTCAACAATGCCGATAATACAATTATCCGGGTTCATCTTTTTTTCAAGCCATGCAGAAAATGCAGCACCTTTAAATTTAAAATTTACCAATTCAGGTTGTTTATCTATACCAATAAGCATTGCATAAACAGATTTAGTATATTTACCGCCGATACCCTTTACTGCATCTTTGATGTCATTATAAAATCCGGTAATAGATTCACCACCTTTAAAGGTTTTAACCCTTAATATTTCATCTGTGGTACGGTGTACTTCATTTGAATAGATGCCACAATCATTTTTTTTATTATACCCGGATATTGTTGAAAGTTCATCGAGTACAACAAAATAAATAGGGATTTCAATTTCAATTTGCTCTTCTAATTCTTTATCATAAAAAAAGAACTGCCCCTTGTCACCTTTGTAGTCGATGAATTTCTTGCAAGGGTTTTCAATTTTTGGATTTGATTTACTCATAGTTTTATTTATTTGGTTTTATTTCGTCCATCACTTCTGGAGGCATAGCTGCTTTAAAAGCCTCATGCACTTTTGTCCAGTGGTCTATCTCACGCTGATACCAACTGTCAGGTATCATTGCTTCCGGGGAAAACTCGTCCGGGCCTTCTTTAATTTCATCCATATTATCTCAGTTTTTTATATTTAGACAAAACTTCATCAGTTAGGTATTCTCTACATATATATGCTGATTTACGAAGGGAATTCTCTCTGGCAGCAGCAGCATAAGCAGCAGCATCAGCAGCAGCATCAGCAGCATAAGCAGCAGCATAAGCAGCATCAGCAGCAGCAGCATCAGCAGCATAAGCAGCAGCATCAGCAGCAGCAGCAGCAGCAGCATAAGCAGCATCAGCAGCAGCATAAGCAGCAGCATAAGCAGCAGCATCAGCAGCAGCATAAGCAGCATAAGCAGCAGCATAAGCAGCATCAGCAGCATTCAATTGTTCTCTGGTAATCTTACCATTGACATAATCAAAACAAGCCTGTAAAGCATCTTTTGATCTTTGGTCTTTCATTAGATGCTCAACCTGTTTTGCACACATAGCTTTTGCCATTGTCAACTTTTTGTCATCAACATTCAGCTTTTTAGCAAGCCATAACATCCAATCTCCTCTTTCACAATTTTGCCATGCTTCAGTAGGATTCTTTTGTGTTTTGATCCATTCGACAGCATCGCTACAAGCTGATAAATTTTCAAGTTTGTTAGTTTTCATAGCCTAATTATTACAGTAACATTTAACAAGTTTTACTTCCGGGTCAATAGCCTCATCGAGTTTATTGAGCAAATCCTCCTGACACCGGACACATATTTTGAGGTTATGACTCTCACCGATAGGAGTGCAAATAGGACAAACAGGGAAGTCAACCCCTGCCATTGACTCTGCAAGTATTCCGAATAGATTTGTCATTGCTTTATTATTTGGCTTGCTGTTAAATTAAATCTTTTCATAAGATATTGAAGAAGTTCATAGTCGATTGACTTAGCTTCACCCCGCTCGTGAAATTGAATCATGTTATACGCTGATACCTGATTCTTAAAGATTCCCTTTGCAACCATATCACGGGCAAGTTGTGCTTTCGTTAGTGGTTGCCCAGAATTAGTAATTATCTCCTGAAAATTTATTCTCATATCAAAATTGTTTCTGCAAATATAAAACTATATTTTATATATATACAACACAATTTTATATTATTTTCACAGAATTGACAAGTATCAATTTTTAAAATGACATATATCAACGGCCTTATTTTCGATTCTTATGCGGTTATTTTAAGCTCTTGTAAGTTGTTAGTATATCCTTCCACTTTGATATTTGAATGCTAAACAGTGCCGTTTCTGTAAGCGTACAACGAAAAAAGCGAGTGGATAGATCATAAATAAAAGAATATTTTATCAGATCAAGTATAATACCGTAAGGTATAATCGAATATTTACTGCTTAAAGAGTAAAAGTGATACTTTAGTATCATAAATCAATACTTTTATGAAATATTTACCGTTATAGGAGTAAATAAGGTAACAATTTGTGACCTTTGGGGTTTACTTCCCCCATAAATACAGTTTTTGTGTATAATATACCCCCTTTTACTCTTTGGTAGCCCTGAATCCGGGTTTTTTGGTGATTATATTCTCGTAATCAATGTCCAGATGCTCAATCCGCTTAAAGATAGTCAACCCGAATAAGGAAACTTTGTAAATCTTCTCTCTTTTTTTGTCCCATGTATTATCCTGAGACTCGCTAAAAATAGACTCACATGAGTATTGTTTTTCTATCTTAATCATACGATAGCTTTTATATCGACAACAATCCTGTCGCCAGTTTTTACTTCCCTGTGGAACCCTATCTCAAACTGTAAAGCACCAAGATCGGCAGGACGAAGCAACCGGCGTACCTCATAACCATCCAACCCCTCGGTATATGCTTTCTTGAATGATCCTGCACGACTAAGAAACTGCCTCTTTTGCTTGATAAATATCCTACCGTCATTATCCGATGAAGGTACGAGTACACTGACCGGTCTGGCCCATCGTTGGTGATCGTGTCCGAAAACATAAATATCTGCAAGCGGGAATATATTTCTTAGATCATCAACCTGATTTATAGAAGCTCCGGCAGTTTTACCCCCGGCCCTACCATGACAAATAATTATGTAAATCATAACCATAGCCTTGACACCCCTGTTTATAAATCTTACCTTCAGGGTATAATGACAAAGAAAACCGAGCGATTCGGTCATTAGTCTCTCTGCCAGGTCCTCGGTTGATGTCTTGCCGTTTGTGAATTTCCAGTTATGATTACCTTCAATAAGGCCAAGAATATTAGGTTTCATAAATGCCATTTCCTGGGCAAATATCCTATTTTTCCTTATAACTTCTTCGCCCAGGTCTTCTACTGTCTGTTCGTGAAGTTGCTGGATTAGTTTACGTTCACTGTAACTTGCGAAATCAGCGTAGTCGCCAGTCCCAAAATAATAGGAATTTTCTGTATGTGTTTTCTTTGCTCGTTCCAGGAACCATTTCCACCTCTCCTCATCGCAGGATTTTGTAAAACGATGGATGTCCCCGAAACACCAGAGATTAATCTTTTCAGTCGTTGACTTCAGATTTATGTCTCTTTGTTTGGTAGTGAATGTTGCTTCCAAATTTAAAGGATTAGTGAAGCAAAAGTAAAAACAATATTTGGAATAAAAAAAATTATTTTAAGAAATTAAATTCTTTTGTGATAACTTCCCCGCACTCCGAACTTGTCTCGTGGAGGTTCTGCCACCGGCCAAATTTAATAAAAAGAAAGTGTTTTGGCCGTTTACGGTAGAAAACATCAGTAGTTTTATTATGGTAATCGAATGAAGATCGCCAGACTTTCAGGCTGTCATCTCTCAAATAGACGTCGCCCTCCCATTTAAAACATTTCCCGACATCGGTAATAAGCCATGAATCCTGACCGTTAGGTTGTACCGGAACTGGAACTCTTATGGTATCACGAATTGTGATAGTCTTCTCGACAATTTTCTCTATTTCTTTAGGCTTTACCTTTAAAATCTTGCCCAAACTATCAATCTGTAGCCTTAAATTCCCTGTTATTTCTTTCTGTCTGTAAACCTGTACAGAGTTATTTGCAACCTCTTTCTGTGAGGCTATCCAGTTATTGAAGTACCGTTGCTTTTCGCTATTCGCAAATTGCAAACGCTTTTGTTTCTGGTTTAACTGAAAAATAGTGATTAACAGAAATAAAAACAATATCCCTATCAGATATGTCTTGACCTTATTAAATGTCATAACGATACAATAGTATTAACCGTTGAATCAAAAATATTACTCAGTTTCTTAATTAAAGCCTGTCCAGAGATACCAAGCATCAGAGAAGAAACAAGTGTGATAGGATAAATCTTAATCATATCTTCCCGAATATAAACAAGTACAAAGCCTATTACAAGATTAAGGACTGTCGGGATCCAGTTACCCTTAAAAAAGAGACTCCACTTAAATTCGGGCTTATTATATACGCTGTTAAGTTGTAACATGATATAGATAAAACACCCTGCCAGTACTGCAAAATAGAATTTCATAATACAAAATATAAGTAATAAATTAAACCTGCAAGAAAAATAATAAGCGCAATCATGTGCCACCAGTCATTTATGAATTGCAGAAACTTTTTCATAAATTAGGTATTATCTCAAAATGAGGTGCGTCAAAAAACTTAGTGTCATCAACATCATTATCGTTATCCCAATCTACTCCGGGTCGGATCCTGTGTTTCATCTTACCTTCCCTGAATAACTCTGAAGCTATACCTATAATCCTACCTGCCAGATAAGCCGATTGTGTTACACCCCAGTCCAGATGACCGGATTCGTAGGAAACAACATCAACAGCCAGGGACGGAACGGTATTATGTTTCGAGTCAGACCATCGAAGTTTTGAATTGCCCTGCTGATAGGCTTTATTTTGCTCCTCCTCGTTCCTGTGACCACAAACGATAGTTATGTCTATCTCCTCAATAACCCTGTTAAAAAGCACCTGTAAATCGCTGTGGCACGTTTTTAACCTTTCTTTGGATATATTGCTGAATTGGGACATTATTTATGAAATTCAATTATTAATGCTGTTAGTATTGCAGAGAATCCGATAATCACAGAGATTATAATTGATGCTTTATAAAGGTGCGGCATTCTTTCCCTCTCTGCACTTTCTCGAATAGACTTCATTGAAATCTGATACTTGACCGCTGCATCAACCGCTATCTTTAAAGCATCCATAGCAATAACCTGACTATCTAATGCTTTTGTCATATAATCAATTTTGGTAAATAGAATACCGAAATCGGTTTCATGTTCGCAGATATGCTCTTCCATGTTTGAACTTCTTTTTATTTACTTTTATCGTTATCATATCCCGGAATCAAATCTTCAACTGTTCTATATTTTCTAAAAATATTCATTCAAAATGTTTATATTGACACCAACTCAGGGGTTTTCAATTCTGCGAAAGTTCTATGTTTTTTGAATAAACTCATTCTTAATTACTTATCATATCATTTTGTGTACATAACACCACCGAGTATTTTTACGCAACACTAATTACCAAATCACTTACAAGTTGTTCTTTCGTCCCATCATATTTCAAAACTGATTCAGCACTTCCGTTTGTCGCCCTGTAAGTATCAGAACAACTATTATGCACCCCATAACACTTTCCACCTTTTTCACACATGACAAAATCAGCAGCCTGTTCCTGTCCCCATTTGCTGTTTAATACAAATATCGGATTTGAATTTGCCAACACCCACGTATCACTTGTTATGTCTGTATTTTTATAACAAAATATGAATTGGTTAGTCTGAACCCACATATACCAAACTTCATTTATCTTTTGAAGAAAAGAACCACCATCAATATACCCTGCATTTGTGCTTGTAATATCATACATCTTTGTCATAGTAAATAGGGTATTGCCTGATAGAGCAACCATTCTCCAATCAGATGCTCCTGTATTCATTCCGTCAATTATTCCATACCACTTGCTTGTTGCGGAATCCCAATAAACACATGAGTTTTCAATCGAAGAAAATCCCGTAGGAATATCTTGCCATATTTGACTATTTGTAAAATTAAGACCATCTGTGCTTTCTGAAATATAAAGTCTTTCAGGAGAACCGTTTTTCTGCCAAATAATATAAATCTTTCCTGCATCCTGAAATTCAAATCCTCTATAAGTGTTTGCGTTTGCTCCTGGTATAACGCAAGTTTCTGGTACTGACCAAGTAACGCCACTATCAGTACTTATCCTTCTTCCTACATTTGGAGACGCTACTCTTCCGTCTGCACTTATATACAAATACAAATTATTACCCACTGGAAGAATCCCCGGCTCTCCACTCTCTTTTGCATCAAATGCACCAGAAGGAACATCACATAAGTAATCCCACTTAGCAATCTGTGTATCATGTTTTTGAGTTATACATTTATTACGGGCAAATTCACTTCCTAAAGTATAATAACCCTCTATAAATTCAATATCCCAGAAATAAGCATTGATAAATTCAACAGGAGTGCCATCGTTATATGCACCAAAAGTAAACGGCTGCCCCCCATTACCTGTCATTGCCAACCCGGAAAATGCCTCTACATTATCAATCTTAATTATTGTAACACATTTATTCATTCTAATTGTTACTGAATGAATTTCATTCATCAAATAATCTTTAGTGATCACAACAAAGAATGATGCAGGATCATCCCCTGAAATTATAAGAGTCCCATCATTAGCGAATCCTATCTTTATAAAATGTGTCGCATCTATATATTTTGAGAAGATACAATGTATTCCAGCAGATTTGCGTTGATTGTATTTAAGTGCAAAATTAAAACTCAAAGTGCACATATCATAAGTCGAAAGACAAGGAAAATCTCCTATAAGTGTTGCATAGGCATTTGTTCCATTACAATTTAAGGCAGTGCCAAATATAGAACTACCCACCGTTGCATTAACCAAAGTCAAATCTGCCCCCACGCCCTGATTATCATGTATCGAATCCATTTTATAAAGACTCTTCGTAATTGAAAGAGGAATCCTTCTTGTCATTATTTCAGAAAATGTCTTGCTTGCCATATTAACTGATATAAAGATTAACTATTTTAATACTATCAGCAGGAATACTAATCTTAACAAATATCTTAACTGCCCCTGTCCTTAAATCGAAAGAATCAATATAATAATCAAGTAATGTACTCCCGGCTAAAAAATAAAATAAGGTTGCAAAAGGAGCAACTGTTAAATTTATTTCAGCCATATAATCGGTCAGTGCCTCATTGCCTGTATTATTGAATGTTATTATTTTCTTTTGTAATGAGTATTTTGATTTTAGATAATTATAAATTGCCGTTTCATCACCAGAGTTAAGAGATATCCTATTTAATATTATCTCAGAATCTTCAATATTTGCAAAATAATTAGTTCCCGATCCATTTGAACCAAGCGTAAACCCTCCCATGTCTCCAGCACCTACACTGCCTGTTACGGGTGTATTGTCATTTATAATTAATTTACTTGAAGCACCATTAAACAGCAATCTTATAATTCCTATTTTATCAATTATTAAATCATATGAATTACCTAAATCCACGCCTACATAAGGAGTAATTATTGGAGATATGGAATGTTGATATATTATTCCTGAATCTGCTGCATTTCCGTCAAATAAATAACAATTATTATGAAATGTTTTTTGTTTGATAACCATGAATATAAATTCTGGTTGTCCAAACGTAAAACCAGCAGTTTTCATAAAATCATTAATCCCATCAGCCAAAGTACCATCGGCACTCCAATGGAATTGCTTTGCCCCATCTGCCTGAATTAGGTCATGTCCGCTACCAAGTTTATCATTTCGACGTGATATAAAATCATTTACATCCTTTGTTATTGTAGTTAAATCTTGTGAATCATACCATGCCACAACATCATTAACTCCCCCTGTCTGATGTCTGATTTGAGTTGCTTCGGTTACGTTTAAATCAATGTTTGAATAATCACCAAAATTACTCCCTTTATATAGTCTTGCTCGCCAAAAATATAATGTACTCCCTGTTAATCCAGTTGCAGGGAATGAACCCAAAATAGAAGTCCCCTTAACAGTCCAATTAATTAAATCAGTTGAATATTCCCATGAAACACCGTCTGCACCTATACCATTAATAGTTGCAGTTATGGTTTGTGTAGTATCAGAAGTTGTTGTAACTGCAAGTCCTGTTAAATAATGTGTCGCCCAGTACGAAGCCCAGTTATTTGATTTTGCTTTAATTACACTATTACCTATAAATATGCCCGGCATGATTACGCTGTTTTTAATCGTTTATTAATATGTATCTGCTTGCTTTCTCTCCGATAATCTTTTTAGTTATATCGGTATGTTTCCTATTCTATTTCCGATTGCTATTTGCATATCATCAAAATAAAAGGTCAAACCAACGTGACAGGAATATCCGTTGAAATTTGACCTGTTTCATAACTTAATAAACTACTGAAAACGATCCAGTCGTACCAGCCGCAATAACCCTTAAAAGACGATACGGTATCGGTTGACCAAGATAAGCCGTTGACTGCGCACCCGTGATAGTAAACTGAGTGCCATCAGCCATCTCAACAATATAAGTAGCAGCATCGGTCTCAGGGATGATAAAAAACGTACCATCAGGATTTACATGACCCGCAGCAGGAACATAATCATTACCTGCCAGCGTGATCGGCCCAGAATGATCGGGATCAGTGCCTACGGCTTGAAAATTAATCAAACCACCGAGAACATCTTTTAACATAGTGATCTGTCCTAAATTGAACAAATCGCCACATTCCGGTTTATTAAATGGAGTATTTAGTATTGCGCTCATTGTTCTCTTGAATCACCTGCGTTATTAAAAATCTTCAGAGCCAGATTACCACATGAATCAGTGGCAAAAACATTCTCTACCAAAGCCCTTTCAGGGTCGATATGATTATTGGCACAAGTCCAGAAATCATGCAAATCATCACAATATCCTGTAACAGTAGCAGTATTTATATAAACATGACCGCTATATGTTACAAGACATCTTGCAAGTAACTGATAAAGAGACTGAGGCAAATCATTACATTCGGTATGATAATCGGTCATTGTACTCGAATTGGCGAAAAACTTGATTAAAAGTCTATCGCAATCATCTACTGCAAAAGCATTCATTAAAGCCGTTTCTGCTACTTCATCCGTAAGTGAATAAGGCGAGCAGCTAAATACTGGCTTAATTGATGTACAAGCCCCTGTATCTATGACAGCATTTATCTTATAAGCATTGGAATACTCAACAATACAACGATAAAGCATTCTTATAAATGACTGTGGTATTTCACCGCACTCTGAATAATCAGTCCAATCGTTATCAGTATTACTAAATACCTTCCACGCCAGACGACCGCAATCATCAAGGGCAAAAGTATTCTCAACCAACTGTCTCTCTGGGTCTATATGTGATACGTCACATTCGAGAAAATCACTTAAACCCGTACAGTTAGCAGAAACCTCCAAGCCGTTAATCCTGTAATGTAAAACACCCGCAATATCGTGATAACCTACGATAGACGAAGCTAACATCTGGATAAAGCTCAAAGCTACATCTCCGCATGCTGTTGTATAATCTGTTGCCATTATGCTACGGGTGAAATTTGTCTAAAAGGATGATTCTTTGACGACCAGGTTACTTTGACCATGATCTTAACAACACCGGTACGTTCTTTCGGGATGACCTGATTCATCTTAACCGAGACATCCAGGCCAAGATACCCACCATAAAGGATCCCGTCAGCAGTCTCAAAATTAGCCTTATACTTGCCATTACACTCCGAAGCTAACAGGAAATTATAGTTAGTCTCGTTTGTCTCGTCAATCTCAAGATTAAGAATAAATTTCTTATACCCTACCACGGTACGATCCCCGGAAATAGGCGTTTCAGTCTGTTCCGGTTCCGGCATCTCGCCGATGACAGTAAACTCACGTATATCATCAACGGCCACACCTGAATCGTTCAGATGTGTAGCCCAATAAGCTGCTGAATCATATTGTGCTTGCGATGCAGCAACATTCCCGACTACGACGAAAGGCGGAGTAGCCGAATCAACCCACAAATACAACTTCGCTATCTCTCCAAAATGCACCTCCGGGGCGCACTCCGAGAAACTCACTGATTCTAATACCCCCGTGCAATCCACTGGACAGTCGGGCAATTTGATGATGCTCATATTTTTAAAATTAAATTAATGAATAAAAATAAATACTTAAATATCGAATCTGTTAAAGGTTATGTTAAATTGTTACAACATCCGCCAATCACGAAGGCTTCATTATAATCAAAAGTCAAATTTATCTGTGCATAATACTTGTCATTCTCAAGCCACTCATGTTCGACCTCAAGATTATAAACATCATTTTCATTACCTACTAAATCAATAAGTTCGACAGTGTCATGCAGTTTCATCCTATTAAAGAGTTCAACTATAAAATCAGGCATCTCTTTTGTCCGGGCTATATATTTCTTAACCTGTCTCCCGAATGAACGAACAAACTGTGCATTACCGTCTTTGACACCTTCTTCTTCTAAGGGAAATGAAGGCTCCATTGTCTCGGATTCAAACCAAACAGTCTGGGTAAATCCTTCGTGGTAAAGAATATCCCCTAAATCACAATCATTATGGAAATTTATTGTAAGATATTTATCTGAATAAGAACGGATAACTAAAACTTCAGTTGTGGAGAAATTAACATTAGAAGCAGAATTAGAAAACGCTATATAAGCATTCCCTGTCCATGTCGGGTTTAATGTCAATACATTTAACCCGGCGGTAATTGCAGCACCATCACTAAGAGTCCAACCATCATTTATAATATACATATCAGGTGTAGTGCCTGAATTTTCTGTATAATTAAAAATAACAGTTATTGTTTCGCCTTTAATAACAGAGAACGGTCCGGCAGTTGACAAACCATCTCCGGCACTATTTATTGCAAGAAATATACTCGTACCGAATATTTGAAATGTTTCATAAGAAGGATTTGTCCATGTTGTTATAAGATTTGGGTAAACACAATTTATTTTAAACCAATCGGAATAAAGTACATACCCGTTAGAAGTAGTTATTTTTAAATAATAAATACCTTCAGGTAAAAGATAATTAAGCGTATCACCGTTATAAGAATAATAAGTATCTACTGCAAGGACAGTTGCAAAAGGGAGTGTAGGAAAATGACTCGTTATATCTCCTTGTTTAATAATAATAGATGTACATGACCAGTTGCAAACATTTGTATTTTCAATTATTACATAAGTAAATGTACAATCTCTGTTCGGAATAAAATATAATTTATTTGCTCCGGCAGTAGCTAATTGCCCGGCAGAAGTTAATAATTCTCCGGTAGGACCACCCATAATTGAAAATGTAGGTGCTTGCCCTGAAGTTAAAGTTAATGTAAATTCAATAGTTACAGGCATTCCTTTTATCCCTGGCATTATTGGACGAATCATAGCCACAGATGATACTGCAGCTATCTGAATTGCAGATGTTATTGCATTACCTGATACGGTAAATGTAGAATAACCACTTCCAATACTATTTACTACGGTAGTTCCTTTATCTGCTCCGGTATAAGTATTATTCCTTAATTCTACTTTTGTAACAGTCCCCATGTTATCTGCCTCTGCGTTCCACTGAAACGAAGGTAACCGGTGTCTGGGTGTCAAAATAGGAACAGGCTTATCGAATCCGCCATCCTTACCACGTTCAAAACATTGTTTTGAAAGCAGATCATAGATAGGCAAAGAAGTGTTTATTGTTTTCATCAGCATTCACAAGTTGAATCATCATCATAAAAAATATACCATATACCGGAATCATCTTTTGTAGGCATGGTAACAGTCACGCATCCACCCGCAGGAATAGGCGGCGGACAATTCACAGTATTTAAAGCAACAGACATCAATCCTGCGGTTATAGTCAACGTCTCATCAGCTTCACAATCTAAACCCCCGATACTATCATAAACTTTAACATGAAATGTTATATCTATATCTACTGCCGAAATTTCACTAAGAGTAAAACTAAACCCCAAACATGAGGCTTCCTGATGAACATAAATAGCCTTATACTCTATAACTCCGGTATTGGTATTATCAGGGACACCATAAAGAAGATCAAAATTAATTTCCCCGGAAGGTTTTAATGACCCTCGCTTAACAGTAGCTTTCTCCCTTGCAAAATATGTCTCACCTAACTCGGTAGTGATACTATCATCAGGGTCATAATCAGTGCAAAGAATAGCATTGAGATTTTGAATTTTAGTCTCACGGGCATTCCAGAAAGTAGTTAATGTAGGTGTAACATCATTAGGGTCTTGGTTCATATAACCCTCTAAAAGAACCCTGTTATGGCGAAAATAGCAGTTCTCAAGATTAGCCCACGAGAGATGCATATTGAGCTTAAAAGAATTATAGAAATCTCCCATACCACTACGGACATAATAATCAGCACCATCGAAGTAATTAGCCAGAATGATAAACCCATCATCAGCAATAGCATCAGGATTATTTATGACATATTCTATATCGGTTGTTACGTTTACTTTCGTTTCTACGACATTACTGCTGCTATCCTGGTTGACACATGGAGAGTCATAATAGATCGGAGTCCCAACGAAATTAGGATCATCAGCCTCAACGAAAAAGAATTTCTCATATTTAGGCATATCCGGCTTATTGTAGTCGTATTTATTCATCGCTACACAAGAGGTCTGAGTACGAAGATCCAGCCCGGCAGCTTTAGTAAACCAACTTATATGTTCTATATTAACCACGTTAGTCACAGGATCGTAATTCCAGTAAACCTGAAACATATCACGGAGAATATCCATAAAACTATTCCAACTTATCATACATGAAATAGTAGGGTCGTAGGTAGTAGCCACTACTTCGGCTTTTGAAGCTATTGTAGTATATCTAAGATAATTAACTCCAGTACCTAAAGGGTCCTGTACATAATTAGTAGCATCTTCAAAGAAATGACTTGATATTGTCGCTGTGGGAAGGATCACATTAAGAATATACTGTGCAACAACCATCAGGAGCCAGTTATTAGTTATAACAGTATTGTAAAGCCCCATAATATAAGCTGTAGTCGAAATATGTCCCGGTATATTAAGAAGGTTAAACTCCTGGTCAGCTTTATCTAAAATGGTTTTATAAACATCATCCAGAAAGGGGGTGACAATAAAAGTACATTTATCAATATCGAATTTACCGTCCGAGGTTGAGAAATATCCTTCCCAGTAAGTATCTATTACTCCCGAAACAGTCTTTGTAATCGTTAAATCTAATCTTGTACACGGGTCTATGCCTTCGATGAGCCAGAGTAAAGTAAAGTCATCCTGCCGGTTCTGTTCTACACCCGACACATCCAATACTTTAGAGTTAGTGCCAAAAAGTAACTCACCGGAAAATTTGCGCCTGTAAAATATCTGTCCTGTTTCGACTTCATCTGTAAGTGTTGTCTCAAGAAACTTCAAAGGGAATACTTCATACGTTATTGTTGAATAAGTAAGATAAAACCTATAAGTAGGTATATTTCCTGTGCTATATGGGATAATACTCATTTTCTTACCACACGTGTTGAACTGCCCTTGCGGATTATCGTTGCTCCGTCCATCTCAATAACTTCCTCTGATGTACTGCGTTTATTTAATAATTCAAGTTGTCTGTTTACTTTATCAAGTCTTTTATTTGGTCCCTCGTTCTCGACAATTACTTTATTGATTGTTGTCCCACCAAATAATTCAGGGGATAGTTTATTAAATCGGTTTATTATAAGACTGCGATCATTTTTATTTATAGCGTCAAGCACTTCCCGGAATTTTAATGCCGGTCCCCTACGAACAACAAACTCTTCTTCATGTACAATACCAGCAACCCGCTCGCCTGAACTGTCTCTATTTCTCCCTCTGCCTGTCCAACCGCCTTTGGCATATTGAGGGACTGGTGTTGCGGCAATTATAGCAGCCTGAACAATCCCATTAGCAATAATCCAGGGAATCAAAGGTATTGTAAGCACTTTAGAAGCGGCATTGGCTACACCTTTTGCAGTATCTATACCAACACTAAATAAACCAGCAATCTTTTCAGCTATTGAAGCTTTACGTGCAAGGTCATTGCGTTTTTTAGTATATCTCTCGTCTATCTCAGTTTTTAATTTTGCATTTTCTCCGGCGGCTGCAATTTCTTTCTTATAGTTTAATTCGAGATTTGCGAATTGATGATTAAACAATTGAGCACCCAAACCAATAGCGTTCTGCATTAAATCCCGCTTGTGATTATATAAGTCTTCATCGGCCTCCTTCTGATCTTCAATAGCTTTCTTATGAATTTCAGTTATTTTATTATCGGACTCCTCAGCCTCTTCTTTAATAATCATTTCGGATACAACAGTCATAAACTGGACTCGTCCAAGTAATCCCAAATATTTTTTTGTTGCTTTTTCCCTTACTTTATCTCTTGTTATCTCGTCAGCTTTTTCTCTTTGTTTGCGCAATGACATGAAATTATTAATACCATCTATCTGGTCTTTTATTTCTTGTTTTATTGCAGCTTCTCGTATTTGAGTTTGTTTTTCTGTTTCATCTTTTATGATTCCCGTTCTCATTTGCTCAAGTCTCTTTGTCTCTGTATATCTTTCACCCTCAAGTGTTTCTATTTCAGCGAGTTTTTGAGCTTGTGCATCTAATAATGTTGTTTCTTCGGGACGAGCTGTTATTCCCCAATTTATTATTTCAAGTTCTTTTTTGGCATTATCTATCTTTTTATCCATAAGAGCCTGATGTGCAATCAGAGCTTTATTTAAAATATTAGTTTTTTCTGCAGCATCTAAAGTCTGATTTGATGCTTCAAAATAAAGTTTATTGAATATTGTTTGTATTTTAGCAATTTCAACTATACCTTTTCTTTGTTCAACTCTTACTTTTTCGGCCTCTTTATTAGCTTTTATTGAAAGTGCTATATGAGAAATTTCTATCTTCCCGGCTGTAACAAGATCATAAAGTATTTGTTTTGTAATAGCCCCAATAGCATTAAACGTTCTAAGACCGGCTTCAGTTTGTTTAAAAGCATTCTTTAAAAGATTTACAGCAGTAGCAACAGAAGCAAATCCTAAAGCCCATTTACCCAAAGATTTAGTTGCTGACTCCCCGGATTGAGCTACATTGCGCCCTGCATTTTCAAGTTCATTGAGTTTTTTAACCTGGTCATCAATAGCCCTGTTATATTTGGTGACCATGTCCGGGTCTTCTGTTTTTAATCTCCACCTTAATAACTTCTCAAGTTCTTCCTGTTCTTGCTGAATGAGTCCTTTCTTTTCCTTATAGCCTTTAGTATATCCTTCAAAAAGTTTATCCTGGGCTTTTTGGGTTTCAGTAAGTTTCCTAATAATATCTGTATTGTCTGCTTTAAGGACAAGTGTAACTTCTGCACCCATTATTCTTCTCTTTTCTTATTAACGTAATCAAAAAACTCAAGTATGTCAAATTTCTTTAATTGCATCATTTCTTGTGCATTACCTTTACAAACATTGTATAATAAATCATTCCAGTATTTATCTATCTCATCAATTTCTTTTTTTATGTAGTAGGTTTTTCGCCCTCCTTCTTTAAACCATTTTGGGTAACGATCTGAAAGGCACTTATCCAATCTGTGACCAGATCGGAGGCCAATTGAAAAAAAGGGGTCACCGACAATTCTTTCCCCCAACACTCAATCTTCTCTCTCATCTTCCCCTCATCATAAACTGTCGGGTCTTCCCCTTCTTCATCAATAAACAATGCACATATGCGAAGTGCAGGATCATCTTTTTCCTCAAGATTAACCAAACCAAACATCACGTTATGAAGCACCACGGCGGCCTCGCCTAACTTTGTCTGATTAAGGAAATCCCACGCCTCCCTGATATGTTTAAAAGTATCTTGAAATGATGCTGAATAGCCAAACTCTAAATTTATCTTCTGTAACTCCCGGTAACGGACAAAAGAAAGCGTATCACGGACAAAAAACTTTCTGCCTTGACATTCAAAAAACTTCTTAGAAAAATCTACGTCTCGCAAAGATTCCATAACTTATCTATAATTAATGAGAGAATAATTCCTGATGAGATAAATAATATATGTTCAAATAAATTATACGAATGAAAATAAGCAATGATATAACCCCAGAAACACGCCTGTCCGGTAGTGCATTTTACACATCCACCCAATGGATTATAAAGCCAGCCGGGTAATCTGTCAATTAACTTGCCATAAAACGAGAATATCATCCCCGGTTCACAGAGATTAACAAAGACAGTGATTATAATTGCTATTTTAAAGGCCAGTATCATCTTATTATTACAGTCTTCGTTAATCTTAAAGTTTTTGTACTATTTTTAATAATAGACTGAGCAAGCGTTGTAAACGAAATGTCAGCCCCATAGGAAGTACCGCTTTCGTTTATCGTGTACGCTCTGGCATGATACGTCACCCCGCCATGAAGTCCTCTTAAAACATCTGTAAACGAGCCTAAAGATGATGTGTAAACAGTTTTTCTATCACTTGTTGTAGGATTAGTAGAAAGTGAATAGCATACTCCACGATTTGTAAGAGTCCCTCCCCCGTTGGAAGTTACTTCATAACTTACATTAGCTGTTACTGCGGTGTAAATTACTGCACCTGTTTCGACTTCAGGAAGTCCGGGAGGATCAGGAGGGTCACTGTCGTATTCATAAGCACCTATTGAGGGCGTTGTTGCCCATGCGTTACCTGCATAGTCAGTTGTGAGTCCTACACCTATTCCGGCTGTGATAGCAGGACTTCCTGCCTGTAAATTAAAATCATAAGGAGAACCGCCTACAAATAAAGGATCACCATTTATATTATTTGTATTTAGAAAATTAATAATTCTTTTTGCTCCAGCATAATAAATAAGATTAACTCCATTATTATAAAAATCATTGTAGTTCCAGTGAAGATTTGTAAATGTACCTGCGAAGTCTTCTGCATAAATAGGCCCAATACTCGCATTATCATTTAGTATAATATTATTTTTTACATAAAAATCAGTGATAATACCCGATGGATTGAAATAAAATGAACACATAGACTGTCCCGTTGTAGAAGAATGAATAACATTATTATAAACATAAACATTAGTCATATCACCTTGCGGTTCAATCTTGAATACAAAACACCAATCTGATGGATTAAAACCCATGTTTTCAAAAATATTGCAATGAATATCAATGTTCTCAAAATCAGTTGTGCCAACAATAGAAGTCATATTTATTCCATAGGGAAGATTTTGAACATGATTATTATATATTGAAACATCTTTTACGTCTCCCAATGAAGTTCCTACTGTTGCAACATTTTCAAGATTAATGGCTAATATGGTACGAGAAACAAAAGACCTTTTTGCACTAAACTGGAATAAATTATCATATATTTTTGCAGAAAATAAATAACTTCCTTTTACACAACCACCGACATCAAAACCCTGTTCTCCACCATGAAATTCATTCCCGTAAACCTCATAACCACCATATATATACCATTCCTCAAGGTGAAAATTCCAATCGGTTGTAGTGACATCAGGTTTATAAGAAATGTTATTATAATATTTACACCCTTTATTGCATCCTTCTACAGCATCTACAATATTTGCATTATAATTTGCTGCTGCTCCTGTTTGCGTTATTGTATTGTCGTGAATAAGTAATCCTGATTGTCCGGTAAATCTGATATTACCATGCCCTGTTTCATTGTAATTATAAAGAATATTTGAGCAATTTGTAATTGTACAGTTATAAAGTTGATTACCAGTTGCCCATGTTGATGCAGGAGGGACGCCAGTAACATAACCCGCCAACTTACCGTTGAAATGAACCGCATTGTATCGGAAGTTTATAAAAGTACAATGATGTATTAAAACATTACTTCTGCATTTTACAAGTACTCCATGATAAGAAGCCTGACTATTTCCATCAAGATATAAATAACTTATACTCTGATTTCCGTCCGTTCCTTCTGAACCCGAAACAAGCCTGATTGAAGCATCTGTATAATCCGTTGCTGCATGAGTAAAATCTATATGTGAAGTAACTCCAACTCCTTCGATACTTACACCAACAGAGACATTGCAATTTGCTGTTTCAGTATAAGTCCCTGCATTTACATGAATAATATCACCAGATGTTGTAACCTGAGTACAAGCATAAGAAAGAGTCACCCAAGGATCAGCAATTAATCCTGTATGACCTCCGCCATCTGTACCCGCAGGATCAATATAATAGGTTGTCTGTGCCTGAACAACACCGATGAAAAGAAATAATATTATAAATAATTTTCTCATAATATTTCCTTCATTGAAACATTATCAATAACAAATGTATCGTCTTCTGTTCCTCCTGCCCAATAAACCCATCCTGAACCCGTTGCAATAATATCATCTGTAAATGTTCCTGCACTTGTTCTAAATTCTCCACGCGCCCCTCCTTCGCATATTACATAAAATATTCCTCCTGTATAAGATGTTATATTATATGTAAAATGATAAATATGCCCTGAAACACATGGAGCATTAGTATTTAACATTGTTGGATATTCTGCATGATTGCTTGTTGCAACACCACTGCCAATTACCCAACCACTTATCCCAGCCCAATTAGTAGCACAACTAAAATCATTACACGTTATCATTTCCGGCCCATAAGGATCACTCGCAACCGGAGCCACATAATTAGCATTAGCCTTAATTATCATCTGCCCCTCGCAGAGCAGTGAGCCAACTATGAGCCAAAGAAATATTACTAACTTCTTCATCAGTACGTAGGAATTTTATAACCACTTAAAGTAACATTCAGAAACGTAGGCTTATTATCCTTACTTGCACCGGAAAGAATGCCCCAAACAAATTTCTTCGGTGGTATTTTTGCATTTGCAAAACTAACATCTGCCGTTCCGGTTGTAATTGAAGTTATTGCAAGGGGTGAACTATTTAATGAGACAGCCGACCCACTTAACATAGTAGAATGCCAGCTTATCTGAACCGCTATTGTCTCCGTCCCTGTTCCTTCTTTGAGTATTCCCATTAATTTAGTGATGACCAGTGTGTCAGAACCATCATTATAAAAACAACCTATCAGAACTCCATTATTAAAGAGTGCCGTATCTGCTATTAATCCCGCCCCTGCTCCGAAAGTAACAAGAGGGATAGTATCAACGAGAAGCGGTGCAATATCGGATAAATTCTCTGACCCAGCAGTTCTGACATATTTTGATAACATTGCAGCAGTATCAACAATATTTACTTTCAGGTTAAGTTTTGTATTCGCCTGAGTCTTTGTATATCTGGCAAGCAGGGAGTCAGACAAATGACTTATTTTAGCCTGAACAATACCTGCCGATGTTCTTACATAATGACCCAACATCGCAGTCGTATCTGTCTTGCTTAATTTTAAAGCAATGTTCGTTGTATTGGTATTCACTTGAGTTATCGCAAGGTTAGTCTTCTGAAAAGCTGTTCTCAGTGGATCCCCGCTGTGGTCATTTGCACTCACACCCACGTTTATAAGTGATAATTGCCTG